AAATAGCGATGGTGATTTTATGTCTGAGATTGTTTCTCGGGAAGATGGGCAGGTCACTATAGAACAATGGGAGGATGACTATGATCCACCAAAAAAAGTCCATTATTCATTGGACGATTGTAAACGATTGATTAAATTTCTCCATCGTGTCCCCCTTTTATTTTTACCATCTATACTTGTAGTATAACATGCCATACAATTTATGCAAGACAATTATGCATGCCGTATCAAAATGGGTCGTTAGAGTGCCGACAATGGCCTGAATGCGAAAAAACGCAGGTTCCGTTTTTATTTCGGAACCTACGTTATAGGGTGATGCTCGATACTTTGAATTATGTCAAAATACCTGAGCTTATTGATTAGTCAACTATTTATTATACAGCTATACATGTGAGAGGCATAATCATAACAATCCTACCTCCATCAGTGTAAGCATCCTCTATAGTACCAACAGCATTTGCAATTACAAAATCAGCGAAACTTGGGGTAGCTGCAAATCCACCTGCCGATAAAATGATTTTTCCTGTCGCAAAAGCTGTAGGATCTAGAGTAAAATTAATTGTATTACGAGTAGATCCAAAATCACCGCCCGATCCAGGTGATGTAACTCTAAGATTCATACTCGCCGGACCACTCCCACCTACTGCTTTAGCTACAATATTGCCGGCATTATCTTCTAATTCAAACGAGCCACCAAAATTTGCTCTAGTTCCAATGTCTCTGAAACGAATGTTCATAGTTTTTTGTCCGACAGCATCAGTGATTGTAATATCTCCCACAGGCGTGATAAGTCTTGTCCTTGTGATATTTTTATTTCCGGTATAATCAATTAGACTAGTATCAATGTGAATTTCATTGGCCATTTGAAAACCTCCCTGTTCAATGGAACAACTTATTCTTGCACGGTTCACGTAGGAGTGAATAGCCCACTAAATTTGAAATTTAATTATTCTACTGATTGATGGAGATTGGCCCAGGCTTCCTTGTTATGGCCATTGAGCTCGTCATATGTCAGATCATTGGTCCAAGGATGAAACCCTGGAAACCCATCTCTAATACTGCCTTGATCTTCTGGTGGTATGATTCCAAATTCGATCCAAAGTAAATAACCATTTTCATAGTTGCAATGATCAGGCCCTGCTCGTTTACCCCAATAAAGAGGCTTGCATTTGAGATATTGGCTTTCGGTGAGATCATTCATATGCCCTTTTTTGCCAGCTCTTCGAGTTCTTTGTCAATCTCATCATCGGTTAAATCTGACACGTCGCGGATTCTAATGGGGCCTCCACCGGCTCCTGTGAGTTCTGTGCGGTCTCGCCAGCCGAATCGATTCTTCATGCTAAAAATCCAACCAGCGGCGCTGAATGAGGCCGGAGCCATAAATTTTTCAACAGTTCCGTCGGGATGAGTGATTGTTTTGGTCACTCTGGTCAATTGGCCGCCGACGCCAGCTCTGGATAAAGTTTCCCACCAAAAAAGGGATGCCGCTTGACCCCGGCCCCTAGCGTCCTCAAAGTCTGGGTGTTTTTCTAACCAATTGTAGATTGCCGATCTCCCAATACCTATCAATCCAGCAAACGATTCAAATGATAATCCGTTTTTCATGTGTGAAATCAACTCGTTACAATACTCCGATCGATAATGCGTGGGTCTCCCAAAAGTATAGCCTTCCGGTTTTGGCTTCTTATTTGAGGTTTTTTTCCTGGCTTTCTTTTTTTTCTTCTTCTGTGACATACCTCGACTGTATCAAGTTGAAACAGACTTTGTAAATGCCCCAATCCTGCCATTCCGATCCAGTTCGCTCCCATGCTTTCTAGTCTGCTCTGCTCCGCTTCTGCCGTTCCCATCCAATCCAGATCATTATACTCCGAGCTGCTCTGTACCGATCCAGCCCTTCCACGCCCCTCTCAGCTACTCACTTCCCGTCCCATGTACTCCTTACCATTCCTGCCTTTCCCATCCCATCTTTGCAGCTCCATTCCGTTCAGATCCTGTCCCCTACTGCCTGTCCTAGCTAGTCCTTTCCTGTCCATTGCACCCCGTTCCGATCCTTTGCTGCCCCTCCACTACGTGCATATCTTCTCCTGTACACTCCGATGCTGCCATTCCACTCCCATACGCTTCGATCCTTTCTAGTTCGTTCCTTTCCTGCCGATCCAATCCGACTAGGGCCAATCAAAGCCTTTCGGGTCCTATCCTGCCGAGACATTCCGATCCGCTCCAAGCTAAGCTTTACCGCGACGCTCAGAGCACTGCCTTGCCATTCCTGCCAATCCCATCCATTCCTTTATTCTACGATCCTGTCCCTTGCGGTCCGGTGCTGCCGATCAAAGCCTCTCAGAGCCGTTCCTCTCGATTTCGCGCATCTCCGTTCCATTCCGATGCTGCCAATGCAATCCACTCCACTCTCTACCTATCCAGTCTTGTCCGTGCTCATCCGATCCTGCCAGTCCGATTCGATCCCTTCCGGTCTGATCCCTTCTAATCAATTCCTATCCAGTCCTCTCCTGCCGATTATTTAAACGCGTTTCACCTGGAACATGCCCATATTACCGCCTTTTTCTGGGCGATATTCGCAAAGGCCTACTGAAAATCCTGCGGTTTCATATAGATTTAAAAGCTGTTCTGCCGAAAGAACTCCGGCATTATAACGGATAGCAAAGCTCACTTCCCATTTATCAAAACGTCCACGATATCGAGTTGCTGGTTTTTTGTTGCCAAAATTACCCACACGAACCAATCGTTGATCAATTTCAGGCTTTGGACCTTTAATGGGTATCAATCCATCAATATCACCAATCACATGAAATGCACCCATTGTTTGGGTCATCTTTACGCCATCAGAAAATCTGCATGCACTCACGGCGGCCTTTTTAATTCCAGATGCTGGAATGCCATATGTGCCTTTTTTACCTGGTACTGGATAAAGGGAGCGCGTAAATTGCTCTTGTGGTGTCAGCGGCACCTTTTTGACTTTAGCTTTCTTTTGATAATCGTCCTCTAATTGTTGCCTGGATTTCTCATCAAAATTATTAACTAGTAAAGGTGAGACACCTTCAAGAGTTACCTTTGCCAATCTGATATCAGGAGCCGGGATTCCGACTACTTTTTCTTCTTTACTTTTTGCGACCTTTTTGGTTGCTTTCTTTTTAGCCATGATTTTATTCTCCGTTCGTTTTTGTTAATTGACCCCACTATTGGTGCCAAAATCTTATAAGTTTCATATTTCTGTTTCCAAAATAAAAGCTCTTTGAGAGCTGATTCAACAACCTGTTTGGACAAATCAGGGATATCAAGAATGGTCCCAATATCCTGATAAACTTGCCCTATGTCTTGGATATGGACATTTTCATATGCTCTGACAGTCTGTCCCTCGATCTCCACATAAATCGCCTGGATCATGCCTCTGGCTTGTTTCATCCTATATAAGTGGGCAGCCCTGGTATCATCCCATTCAAAATATTTATGAATAATGGATTTTTTTGGTTTGGCTAGATCAATAATTTTATCAGCAGTCATTCTTCCTTGAGGAAATTTATCCTCAAAAAAGTGGCCGATAACTTGAGCATCTTTATTAGAATATTTGTAGCCTGATTTGACTTTGTATTGCATATTTTGTTTTCTCCTTTATGGAGCTAACTCAATACGTCATTTCAGGAGTTCATACAATATGTAATCTTTTCACGGCTTAATTGGCTCTAGTCCATCTATACGACAATGGGCGTGCTGGGGGAATGATGCCGATATTTTCGTCAATTGGGGGTCACAAATAAGTCGTTTATCATATGCGAAAGCTTTTATTATATCCCGTTTCATAATTGTTTTGCGTCTATCTTTCTTTGCCCTGACTGCGGCCATTATAATGATTTCTTGGCAATATTCCGATAATTGATCCACGGCCTTTTGAGATGTTCTCATCCCCTGTGTTTTGACTAGCTTCTTCATTCGATTGGTGACTACTAAACGTTCGGTCATGGTAATTGCTTTTAACATTTCTTCTCCTTTGGGTTGTGGTTTATCTGTCTTCCAGATATATCCAAACTCCAAATAAAATCACACTTAATACAAATAAAAGTAGTATTATTTCGTCACTGGTCATTTTTTCGTCCTCATAAAATCTTGTTGATCAGTCCAATAACAATGACAATCCTGACAACGCCATTGTAACTCATAACCACCTTGTTTTGCCTCGAAACCTTTTATGATATTTCGGCCTTTACAATTATAACAAAATGGCCGAGTCGTCAGCGGTTTAAATTCTGTGAATGGAAACGTGACCGGTGATCTGCGAAAAACCTCTACCAATATGAAGGCCCAAAGATTTCGGTAATAATATTTGCCAATTTTTATCATATTTTTGAGTGCCCCATATGGGCTCAAAATAAGGGGCTAGTGGCCTCAAGTCAATGTGAAATGGCTATTTTTTAGCCTTCTGAATCCTCTTTTTAGCGATATCAAAATATTCTTTGTTTTTCTCGATACCTATGAAGCCAAAACCTAGATTCTTGCAGGCTATTCCAGTCGTGCCAGATCCCATGAATGGATCTAGGACTGTGCCGTTTGGTGGAGTGATAAGCTTGCATAGATATTCCATGAGTTTGAGAGGCTTTACTGTACTATGAAAGTTGCCGCTGTTTGCGAAGTTTTTTATTTTCAACAGCATTGTTAATACAACATTTACGGCACCAAGGGCTAACCCCGCTTTTTCTTTCATAGTATTCAGATTCAATTGGTTTATGAACTTCACACTTTCGGCAAGGCTTAATCCATTCGCCTCTATCATCTTTATAGCATCCTGAATGATATCTTTTGTGTTCGAGTTTTGAGATGGCTTCAAGGTTTTCAATTCTGTTATCAGTTTTATCGTGGTTTTTATGGTGTATATCATGCCCTTCGGGTATTGGTCCGAAATGCTGCGACCATACAAACCTGTGCTCCATCGTTTGTTTACCGTTAATATGTCTCCTGATGTACCCTTTGACAGTCGGTTTATATCTTCCACCAATGAGTTTAGGCCCTCTTTTTCCCATATTTCTGTTTCCCAAATAAGATCTGTATTGTCAAGCCCAGCATTACGCTCGCGCTTTGAAGCTTTGGCTGTATATTTAAACCTTGTTGCAATATCAGATGTGTCTATATTTTGAAAAAATCTCGCTGCACCACCGCTATCAGCATGTGTATTGATATTTGGCTTTGCAATAGCTTTTCCATTAAATTTTATTTTACTATTAGATTTTTCTTGTTTAGGTCTTATTTTTTTACAAACTCTGCTGCTTGTAACCCCACTCTGCTCATCCAACATCTTAACAGCACATCCATCGGTGCATTTCCAATCGGCTACAGTTTCGGTGCCGTCTTTGTCGCCTTTAGAGCCGCTATTTGTTGGTTTAAAATTATGTAATCCACTTGTTTTTTTACTAGCAGCACCAGTCCCACCTGTAATAGCTTTTACCTTCTTCTCACCAACCAATTCACAATCTGGATTGTGGCCTAGGATTAGATTCGCAGGGAAGCGGCCTTGAGATCCATCACATCTTGGTTGTTTTTTTAAATCTTGACCAAAAGCAATTGAATTGTTTTGACCGCCTGACGTATATCCTTTTGCTGAAATCCTACACCCATCAATATTCAGCCCACCAGTCCCCCACCTCAAAACATTATCGACAATCGTTTTCTCGCTTAATGGCTTACGGGCTAAGACTATGGGGTTGGAATTAGGGTGTAAGACCGGATTGGCGGCCTCTAATATAGCATTGTCTATTGCAGAAAGTGTTTGGGTGCAATTTAACTTCATACTTACGACGCTGAAAATATTCTCCGCAAGTTTTACATTTGTATCTTGACCAACGATCTTTTTGCTTCCCTGGATGATGGAGGCTTGCATGTTCTCCCACGGTAAGCAACTCAAGATTTTCAAGTCGGTTGTCAGACTTGATTCCGTTTCTATGGTGCACATGTTCATCTGATTTAAGACTACGCTTAAGATGGCTCTCCATGATAACACGATGCTCAAGTTTGAACTCACCATCGATTTTGATGGCTCTATATCCATCACTTCTAATAAATTGGCCAATGTAAGCGTACTTTTTCCGACAATCCATTGTGCAATATTTTCGTCTTTTGATATGGCTTGGTTTTGTTTTAAATTCTTTTTTACATCCTGTGCAAATGATTTGGACTGGCATAAAATGGCTCCGATTTTTAGTAATAAATCACGAGCCAATATAGCTAGTTTTTGGGTTTCATCAAGTGGTTTCTGTGCAATGACTATAATTTCATTTGCGGGCTTGAGGGCTGTGCCGAAGCCGTCCCATTGTTTGGCAAGGTCTGTTGAGGGAGATGTAATAAAAGAATTTTCATCATAACTTTTACCCTTAATGCCTGACTGTGACAAACCCGCCAATCTGTTAGTGTTCGATGTTTTTCTTCCAACGCCGTTTGGGTTTTTACCAACAACCTCTCTCTCAGCTCCAAACTTCTTATCAATTCCCTTACTAATTGATAAACTTTTCGGAAATCCTGACGCATAGAGCCATTGAATTTGATCACGAATTTCAAAACCTGCATCCTCAATATTCACAACCATCCGGTGATAAGTTCTAGTCCCACCAAACGATAATAGATGCCCACCGGGCTTGAGCACTCGCAAAACTTCTCTCCATATTTCAACGCTTGGAATATCGTAGTCCCATTTTTTACCCATGAAACAAATTCCATATGGTGGATCGGTAATAATAGTATCCACAGAATTATTATATAATTCTTTCATTGAATCGAGACAATCGCCGAGCATTAACTTGGTTGAATAGGCCATGTGATATAACGATATGGGCCTAAAATTGTTGTGTCAATATTGTGTAATTTTATTAATTGTTTTCTTTTACATTAGTTTATTGACAGAATCATGGCCGCTCACCGTGATCTGTGGTTTGCTCACATTTCTTTTGATTACGAGATAAAAGCTGTGCAAGGTGACCTCAATGACGCTAATTAACTGATCCCCCTCTTTTAACGATTCTTCAATCCTTTTTTCCAGCTCTTGAGGTGATGGAGCATAGATTGTATCAACACAGATGTGGCCCTTCATCGGGAAAATTCTTCAAGTGACCACTTGGCACTTGCCATCAACATTTTACCAAGCTCCTCGCGGGTTAGTGGTGTCTCGCGTCTGTGCTGATTATCGTCCATTTGATTGGCCAAGGTTGTAATAAATTGTACCAAACGATACATGTCTTCTCTACCTAATGGTTTGCCATTTACAAACGGTGGCTCTGTGAAATTATGGGTTATACGTTGTATTTTTAATATGTCTTGGATTACTGGATCGGTTTTGCTCATTTATTCTCTCTACGTTTAGTTTGAAGTTCTTTTTTCAACTCATTACATGTCTTATTGTCAATTGTAATTCCATAGCTTTCGCACTCTTTTTTAATTCTTTTTAACTGGTTTGCCACTTCATGGGCAGGGGTTGCTAAATGTTCATCTAATCGCTGAAATAAACTTTTGAAATAATCAATCCTATAGTGAATCATACCCCCTCCTTTGCCCATACAATCAGTGTACCTCGATAGGTTTGCACATTTGATTCCACAGGCTCATTTGAACATTGCCAATATTGATCTGTCTTGTCTGGACCAATTGCATGAACATTGACCACTCGGTGATGTTTTTGAGATACTTTTTTCAAAGCTTCTTCTGCCCATTTTGCAGGATATGTTTTACATTCAGTTGGCCAATACGTTGGGTTTTGAGTATATTTATTCAAAGCATCGGTCAAAATAGCTTTTTCTGCCAATAGTCTGGCTATGGGATCAGTAATTGGTATCATTTATTGTCCTTTCGCGTCCCGAAATTATCGATGTTTAGATTTCTTTTTGACAGCTTTCTTTAGCTTTGTCTCTACTTTTCTGGCTTTTTGGCCAGAATATTTCTCCCAACGATTGATAATAACATCACAGTAATGTGGATCAATTTCCATCATAAAACAAATTCGATCTGTTTTTTCACAAGCGATTAATGTTGAACCTGAACCTCCATAGAGATCTAAAATTTTTTCTTTTTTCTCACTAAAATTTTCGATAATGTCTTGCCATAATGCTATAGGTTTGGGGCAAGTATGGTCACCAGTATCTGGCTGATTTCCCACTGGAAAATTAAAAACATCATTTCCACGTTTTCTTTTCCATTTTCCCCAAAAGAAAATCGGCTCCCATGTCCAGAAATGTGTCACGCGTCCAGATGACATGGCATTAATCTTTGTCCAACAGCCGACATGGCTTGGTTCACTATTTCTTAATACTGCGTCCAGGTTGTTACAACCTGGAGTTAAAATAAATTTTTTACTTAAAGATAATGCGAGTATTATTAAATCTTTCAAAAATTGTGCATGTTCCTCTTTGGTTTTATTATCATTATGTGAATGATATTTATATCCAACACCATAAGGTGGATCAGTAAAAACCATATCAGTCTTTTCGCCATTCATTAGTCTATTAATATGATCAATATTTGTACCATCACCACATAGCAACCTATGATCGCCCAACAACCAAAGCTCTCCTAATTTACATCGGCTTTTCACTTTCAAGATCACATCATCTTCAATTTTGTCTTTCTCTTCTTTGTCTTTATCTACAAAAAACTCAGCTTTGATTGAATCGAGATCCACTCCAGGGATTGAGAATGATTCTTTAGCGCTATCAATGGTGATCTGAGCCTCTTTCAAATAATCGTAAATTCCTCGGGGAGTTACTTTCCCATATTGAGAGATTCGAGTTAAAAGGATGTGCTTTGCTTCTTTCATGTTTTTGGCAATAATATAATTAATGGGAATGTCTGGGATTTTGTATCCCTTGTTTTCGAGTCCCATTAAAACCAAGATCCTCTGATGGCCATCCAAATTGAATAATTTATTTCCGTTTTTCCAAACGTCAATTGGACTATTAAACCCATATACAAGGATTTCATTTTCCAAACGGGCATAATTTTCATCAGAGAGTTCTTTGAGTGCTCCTTGAAAGTTTAAAATCGTGTGATATGGGACGTTCGCTGCGCCCTTGCATGTAATGCGAATGGTGCCGTTTTTTGGTGTTTTTGTCATGTATCCCCCCGTTGAATATCCCACTATTGTACAGCCTGAATTAATTGTAAATAGATAAAAGATGAGCTGAAGGCAGTCCGTCAGAGAAAAGGAGTTCTCTGTGATAATCCGTTATCAAAGGGCGTCGTCCGTGATTTCACTGCCAACAGCCCAAAGCTATTCTAACAGGCAAACGGATACTGTGTACAAGTCCCAGGTCTATTTTCTGGTCCTACTACACCCACGGTTCAAATCTGCACCCTCAAACTTCTTTTTATCATTTAGAACATCGTCAAGAATCTTTCGCATGGATTTCTGATGAACACCTGCCTGGTCACAGACAAATGTAAAATCTGGTGATCTCGAATAACAAGCCATATCTCTTTTGTTATATATCGCTTTGCAGTATTGATTCCATACAAGCTTTCTCTCGCGCTTTGTGAGTTTTTTGAGATGCATTACTCGTTGAGTGTGGAAAATTTTTCGCACAATCCTTTCGGCGTCTTTGAGCAATAGTAAAAGCACTGCACTCCAAAGACCTCTTTCGGGTAATATCTCAGACAAGAAACCTCCCTCGATTGAGGTGGGACCATTATAAAATTGTAATGTGGCAAAATCGTTTTCTGCAACTGACTCCATGATTACCTAGCTCTCAGCTGTGACTCTAAATCTATTATTCGCTCGACTAACTGAGCAATCAAGGCCAGCTCTAGACTTATAGCGTGAGAATCTTGAAATTTTTCCACTCCTCCTGTGTGGAGTTCTTGATGGTGATTTTTAGTCAAAGGTACAGTTAAATAATCATTTAGAGTTTGAGATTTTCTTTGGACGTGATGCGCTTCAACGCCATCTTCAATTCCCGAGACAACACAGGCTCTGGATCTAATCCATTTTAAATGTTTTTCGTTTTTTAATTTAATTGGTTTACTGAGTAATCCAAACGGCCTGAGATTCCTGCTGTAGTATCTCTCGATGTTCATAATCCCCCCAACTAGATGTATGAATGAAATCGTATCGAGGGATAATTCTGGATGTCTACATTTATTAGCTCATAACATATCTTTTTTATTTTCTACCATCTGTTGGCCCACGCGTTGAAAATGTAACGCGCTATCTATATCCATCTCCAATTCAATACCAGGAGATGATTTAATACGAACTGGCAATCCCCGATATTTTGTAACTTCTTTGAATGTTTTTCGTTGTTCGACAGTCATATGAGAAAAAATCGCTGCTTTTAAGTCTAGATATTCGTTAAGCCCCATGATCCAACCTTGCGGTTCCTTGCCCACGGCTGATGTGAAAATATAACGCGCTTGATCCATTTCATGAATAAACCACATTGTCGCAGCTCTTTTCGCTTCTTCTGTTTCTGACAGCACTGATTTATCTCCATCCGCCTGACCACATTCGAGCGCTTTGACTGCATCTATGGCTCGATACCATTCTTGGTACTGCCTATATACCATTATTGGTATTTTAAATAGGGCTACAATCCATTTTACCACTATTTTACCGGTGTTTTTCCGATTGTTTCCTGTGTATCTTTATTTTCGTCTTTTTTTACTTTGGATTCAAGGCGTTCTTTTGCCTCTTTATTCATATAGACATCGGCAGTCTCCCATGTTTCCAAAATTTGCGAATGATCCGATGTCGCAGTTAGCATGACAGCTCGCGAATGTTTTTCCAACAGATAAGCATGTTTGCCCGGTAATGTTTGGGAGCTCTTCTTTATCCACAGTTTTTTTACACGTTTAAGTTCTAGTTCGGAACCAGAGAATATGATAGTTTTGGAATAAGTCATAACAATGGAGTCGTCTGGCTTTTTGCCTTTTTGTTCTGCCTCGGTGATTCTGACTTGCATATCTTCACTGGCCGAATCAATTGCATTTTCTATATTTTTCTTGTGAGTTTTGGAACTCTCTTTTAATCCTAAAGCCGTTTTTTCTTCTGATCGATTATCCATTTTAGTTCCCTTTTAATTGAGCGTTTAAATGTATTCCCCGAACCACATCAATATTAGTGATCCATTTGTTAATGGCTGCGATATCGCCTTTTACGATAATATCATTGATCTCTGGAATGCGTTTTGGTTGGGTCGCAGCAGTATGTAATAAAATAGGTACACTGGAAATTTTTCTTATCTCACGAGCCAAGTCATATCCATCCCAAACTGGCATTTGCTGATCTGTAATCACAAGATCAATGTCGCGAAAACAAATCCATTTACAATAACCTTTATATCCGTCCTCGGCTTCCAAGACAGTATGCCCGTCTCTTTTAAGACGTTTAGCCACTATCTCTCGAATGGTGGTACAATCATCGACTAATAAAATATTCATTATATTGGCTCCACTCCAAATTCCCATTTCATTTCTGGTAATCTGGATTCACGGATCTTTTTAATCCACATTTTTGTTTCTGAATCGAATGTAAATCCTGCTTTTTTCGCTTTATCTGTTGATACACCTTTATCAATCCATGGCTTCTCAACTTTAGCCTGGAGAGTGACCATTGGACTCTTGGCATGGTAAAAAACTTTATCGAGATCAAAGCCACCCAGTTGGTTAATTTTAATCATCGTCATTACGTCTCCCATCGCTGTGTGGGGGAATGGATTGATAAATCCATAATCAGCAGCCACATGAGACTGGCTTCTGCCTCTGACCCAATCTGGATAATCTATATCGGATTTAGTACAAATCCATGGTTTTGTTGGAAATATTTGCCCATCTCTTTTATATTCCGTCTTTAACATTCCATGATCAAATTCTGCATTTCTGGCCATCACACAATCAACCATTGCGAATGTTTTATTTAGTACTGTAATCATTTGGTGACGAGGTATCCCATATTCTCTGACAACCTCTGTCGTAATTCCAGTTAGTTGCGTAATTTCTTCTGAGATTTGTTCATTCTCTTTCAATGAATTAACTAAAAATGATTGGCTAAAAGCTGTTCGATTTATCTCAGTCTCCCATACGACGTATCCCACCTCAGTGATAACCACATCTGGATTCTCGTCTGGCAAGCCAGTTGTCTCAAGATCTATAGCGCAAATTTTCATTTCTTCCTCCTTTTAAAAATAGCTTCCAAATATGGGTCTATCTCTATTTAATGTAAAACATGCCAAACATAAAAATCGAATATTGCAACCGGGCGTAAACCATTTCAGACATCTATTACATTCCCTGGATTTCTCTGATAGTTTCACACACTCATCACAATATTCTATGTATCTAAGAGCCAATATCTCATGGTTTTCTTTGACATCAGTTATCGGATTTTTGATTTTAACAATGTCCGTTGCATCGCTGAGAACAAAGGTTTTTCTCTTTAATGTAATAGATCCACAATAACTCCTATTTACATCAAAATGTGATCTTTGTTTTTCAAGTTCCGCCGATGAGATTCTGGGCGTGTCTGGATACATTCCCAGCCTTTCTGGTGAAAGAGGTACAAACATTAACATTAATGCATCTCAACTACTTGATCGATTTTTGATTTGAAAGGTTTGCCTACTTTTGTGATCACATAATTGAAGCCATCGTCCATCACTTTTTTCTCAAGGGCGGCATAGGTTTTTTCATCCATACACTCACCAGCATCAATGCAGATTATATTCGTTTCCTTGTTGCGACGTTGGACTAATGTTAGTCCGACGAAGAGCTGTTCACTGGTTGACAAGGAATCAATACTTTTACCGTCGACCAAAAACTCTCCATTGTCATATGAGAGACCTTCAATTGGGATCTCGGCCTTTTTCATGATTTGAGCCTTCATTTTGGTGCGCATAATATCCACAGCAAAACCTAAATCATCGGCTTTTTTCTGTACTGTTTCCCAGGCGTCTTCTACACGTTCAACATTCTCCTGTGCCCTGGCGTGATTCTCTAACACCCTTCGGATATTTTGCTCCTCTCGAAGTTTGTCAATCTTAATTTGAATTTCTTTTGCCATTTCGGCGATATCTGGTTCTGGACCTAATTCTTTTTGTTTATTTGCTAGAAGTGATTGTTCGTTTATAAGAATCTTTTTTCCCTCTACAAAAAGCCTTGTGGCATTTTCTACTCCACGTTTGAATTCTTTGAGTTGTTCCATCGCATCATTAACGTCCTTTTGTTGATCATCAACTTCGTCTTTATATACTTGCCAATCTCTTTTTGTGTGCTTGAGATTGGTCATTTGATCTCGCAATTCTATCAGATCCCTTTCAATGTCCGAATCACCTACGGCCTTCATTTTTTTAGGCAACTGTTCTTTGGGCAACAAATCAGCCACAGCATCATCATATCTCAATTTGGCCTGTTTTGCCTCACGGTTTCTCTCTGTCCGATTATGGAAATAAAAGTCTTCAGCATGTTTGACGACATCCAAAGCATTATTATCGAAATCAATGAAAGGAAGGGGAACATCAAGTTTTCCCAACGCCCCTCTCATCTCGTCTTCAGTAATCCGAACATCAATCAACTCCATAATAAATCGTGTCCGTTTTTTTGGATCTAATACCTCTCGTGGATCAAACGTGCCTATTCCTAGAAATTTGTTGAGAAATTCTTGTGGTTTCTGAACCACCATTCCATTTATTTCAGCTCTTGTAGCTTGGACTCCTTTATTATTTTTTCCACGTTTGAGCTGGCGAGTGATTTTGCCCTTTTGTTTACCTTGTAAATAACCGACAACTTGAGCTATATCCTCATCTTTATTAATCAGTGAGGTATCAGTTGAGCCCTCCATGAGAAATCGAATAGCCTGAATAACAGCAGTCTTTCCCTTCCCATTGGCTCCTATAATTTGAGTTTTTTTACCCAGCTCGATAGTTAGCCTATTGATTGACTTCACGCTCTGGATTTCGATTTTAGTTAGTTTCATGGTATCTCCTTTGTGTCCCATTGATTAAATTTATTTGAATCTCCAATTATCCAAGCCAGAGGTCAGCCGCCTTTGGCCATATAATGCGATTAAAGTAGCATCTATCACACCATCATGGACCCTGTCACCAAAAGGATCGATACATTTTAAATACGCGTTTTTAGATCTAGTTTTGGCATCGACTTTGTCAAAAATATCTTTGGGGGAATGGATGTTTTTCTGCCACTCTCGCGGTGAAACGGTGATAAACGGGATTTCCATGGCTGTGAAAATTCCTTCAATTTGACCACGAACTAAACCAAATTTGAAAGAGCTTGCCACTCCCTCGTGTGGTCGTGAATGGACTAGCTCCATATATCCGACCATATTCCATGCCCCTCTGCGAAATCTGTCAAAGATTTTTGGTAGATCTAGAGATGAATCCTTACGAGTTGCTTTTTGACCCTTTCGGTGATTCTTTACTATTTTTTCGATCAGTGGGAAGTTATCAGCTTCCCAAATCACTCCATCCAATCCCATGATACAATAGGCACCTCGCGTTCCTGGATCAATCGCTATGATAGATTGTGTAACCATCAAGACGCCTGAGGGGGGCCTATTGGTCCCAATGGAGGTGGAGTAGGTGGTTGGTTCCATGACGCTTCTGATATGGGGATCTCCATAATATAATCGATAGTTGACCATGGAATTGTCACCAACCGCCCCTCTGATTTTTTATCTGATGTCATCCATATCATAGTAAAAGCCCACGCCGTCTCCTCAACAGCATAGCCAAGCATTCCCTCTTCATTTTTTCTGACGGCTACGCAGAATATATCTCTGCGACTCACGCACCACCACCACTTAATTCAGCATGAGCATTTGACGGCACATTGACATTGGCCACTATATCGACTGCACTCTTTTTAGTCGATTTGGACGTCTCGCTATTCATTACTTCTTTGACTTCATTCGATCGTTGAACTTTGGCGTCTTTTATAGAGCTGCCATTGTTTGGGACAGGTTTATTTGAACCCACAGCGCTGACGATAGGTTTTGATTTAATTTTTAGACTCATCTGCTTCTCTCGGTCATCCATGGGACGGGAGACGTGAACCTTGCCTTTAACCGTGTAGCGAACTTCTTTTTTCTGGAAATCTAGGATCTCAACACATTCAACCTCACGGAATTCTTTGCGAGCATTGATAACAGCCACTTTTTCAGCAATCTCGGATTCAAATTCACCGATTTCTTGTTTGAACTTTTTGGAGATATCTCTCAATTCATTTTCTTTTTTGGCTTTTTCAGTATAGAAGTGCCCTATCGAACGGCCAAACTCTACAGTTTCTTTCTCTGTTAAATCAAACCAGAGCTCTTTCTTGATGGTACGTTTTTCGATCCATTTTTTGACTCCTCCTACTTTTTTGCCAACTACTTTTTTAACTTTCTTTGCTTTCATCTTCGCCTCCTATAGCGTTTAATTTGTTTCTTTTTTGATAATCTTTCATCGCACTAACCACAGCACCTTTGCTAATGTTAAACCTATCTGCTGTTGCACGAATGGATAATTTTTCTTCACTTTTGATTCTCATAATTTCCTCGTAGTCATGGATCCGTGGTCTGCCGATATGCCTACCCTCTTTTTTGGCCAACTGCAATGATTCAGATGTGCGTTTTTGTCGATTTTTTTCGCGCTGTTCAAAATATTCTCGGCTTCTCATTTGGCCACATAATGTGCATGGTCGGGGTGTGGCATAATCAAATCCACGCATCCCACTATTCCAGCTCATTTTTCACTCCCTGGTAACTTTTTAATCGTCGATTCAATCAACGAGTTAACCTGCTCACTTTTTGAAGATGGCAATGCTGGTGGAGCGTCTAGAAGGCCCTTCTCCGCCGTGTTATACATTGCGAGACCCAAGTCCCTAAGCTGAGCCCGTAATGTCTCATATGACCCAGAAGAATCGATCTGGCGGCGTAATTTACGGGCACCTCCTGCTTTTGCAATAATAAATAAAGCTAATTCACCAAACTCGCCGCAAACATAATCTTCAAAAGTTGAATATTTGTCCAATCCTGTACCTCTGGGATCCCATCCATATGGGTCCCATTTATACATTGCCACCAAAGCGTTATTGACAGCCTCGTTGGCCGCATCTTTTGGATTTCTCTGAGGATTCAAAATACAATCTAAGTGGCCTGGTAATGGAAGCTTGCCGAGTTTGCTCTGGTCCTTGCGCCATATTTTGAACGCAGCGGTTAATTGATCTAAAGTAAATTCAAGAGTATCAAGGGCATAAAGCCGGACGATTTCTTTGGGCAAATCGTTTTGATAATAGGCTGCCACTTGAAGCCAGAAATTCATCCTTTTGGCTATTTCATTTTTTGTATGTTGAGGTTCCACTATTCTCCTAATTCTTTAAGAATTTGATTATATTCTGGTAAGTTAGATAATCCTGTTGCTGTTGGGCCTCTATGTTCTTCATGAAACTCAAGCTCAATCATCATAGTTTTAAAAGCCTTTACTACTTTGTCATAAGCTGATTTTTCTATGACATGAATAGCCATTGATGAATGTGTTCCAAAGGGCTCTTGTTTATAAATGTAATCTCCCGATCCAGGACCAAAATCTTCAGCTCTACTAATCCACCATTCTCTCGGTTTTTTAGATTTCTCCACGGTCTATCTCCTCTTTGATTTTCTTTAAATTATCCATTTTTTGTTGATTGAAAGTCTTTGGACCTTGTTTCTGTGCCCCATTTCCTTTTGAGTAACTGACCCATGACCTTTCAAGCCAACTCGAAATTGCATTAGCCCACCCTTTTGGTGATTTACACATTTTATTGTTGTCTTGACGCCAGCCAACACATTTTTTAATCTCACGATTCATCCATGCTCGTCCAGGATTTTCTCCGTACAAATCAACAAGCCTTTTGCTGGTTGTCAAAGGAATTGAAATTTTTGGAGTGTCATCAAATTTAAATTCAAACTGCGCTGACACCTGCGTCGGTTTTACCGGCGCGGTGGAAGAACTATGTAATAGTTCTTTGTTCGTTACGTCCGTCTCGTCTCGTCTCGTAGGTGTAGTTTGGGGTAGTTTGGTGTAGCTCAGTGTAGCGAGTTTGTTTTTCTCAATCTTTTTAAATAGTTCCACAACCTCTTGATTTGTCAGTTTGGTTAAGTCGCTAAAATAGCCTACACCATCATCACCAAGGTCAACTTGACCGGAATTGGTTTTTGACGCAAGACACAGCAAGACAACCCACCCATATTTTTGAGCAGGAGTCAGACAAAATAATCTCTGATCTGTTGGCAATTCATTATTTAATCTAAGCCAAGTATAGGTTTTTTGCGCCCGTTTAGGATTATATTTTTCCCAATTTTTGATTTTGATAATCAAGAAATTTGCCCCACGTTGATAAAGTATGATTACCCTAAAATGTTATTTTGAGATATTCAAGCCTTGATTATATTTTGGTTTCGGAACCTTGTGAATCTCAGCCAAAACCTTTTTGGCGAGGCGTCCAAAAAACCATTTGTTCGCATAGGTTTGAACACATTTGAGCAACGTATTGATTTGCCATGACATGCGGTGCTGCTCCAAATAACTGTATGGCATCATGCCTTTGTTTTTACATTTTGCGCAAAGATTTGGACACTTATGGTCATCCGGAATTTTAACGGTGTATCCACAGTCAGGACACCTCCAAGGCTCACAATAGTTTTTGATGCAAAACTCAGCCTCTCTTATTAATTGAGCATTTGGCTCGCCTAATGTCCCTACGAGGGCCTGGAGTTCGAGCATTAGTTGGTAGTATGGTCTCATTTTTTACCCAATTGTGCAGCAACTCCTGATATCAAACCTTTGCCTGGTACGAACATTGCCGATACAGCATAGCCGGATTTTATAGTGGACAACCATTGATCATAAGTGGCCGTATCAGAACCAAATGCGCTTGCATTATTATCGACCAACCATTGAGCTAAAGCTTCTGGTGCATCCATAACAGGGCTTATTGGGGTGCCTTCAGAAGTATCTTCATACATTTGTATATGTGTTTTTTCATTTTCAGGCCATTCTGGCATATATTCATCTTTATTTGGAGCTGTACCAAAATCATCAAGAGCTTCTTGCAATCCTTTTTCTTTTTGTAATGTCGTAAAGTCTGCAAGTTGTTCAGCATATCCCTCGTGGAGAGGTTGATATCTACCGTTTTTTTTTGGATGTTGCCAATCTTTTGGAACACGTCTAATTTCTCTACCCATAATTTATTTCTCCCCTTTTCCCTTGTTACCAGGATTATATTTACATGATTCAGTATGGCCATTAGCCGGATCAATACCCTGTTCTCTTAGTGTGGCCCATGCTTCTGGAGCGAAAGATCCATCAGGAGCCTTCCAATCTCTCACAACACGAGTACAACCCAAACAGCGACCACTGAGAATGGCCTCTTCAAGTTTTTCACGATCCTTTGTGACTTCTGACCTCATTATTTGGTCAATAACAAATTGATGATTGATTTTTGACAATATCTCCTCGCCATATTTCTGGCAGAATATATCAGCTAGCCGACTGGCTATTTCATTATATACAAGCTGTTCCATTACATACATTCCATGCTTTTCAAATTCGTTATTTGATATACGAGCTTGTAATATGGTTTCATTGGTATTTTCTGAAAAGAATTTTCTTACTTTCATCATATATTTATCCTCATTTTTTCATCCCCTTTTTAATCTTTTCTAATGCGGAATGAGTGAGATCCATCTGGGCCTCAACTCTCCGTTTTTTTGATATACAATAGAGAAGCCTTTGAGAATATTTGCCGTTTATTGAGCCGATACAATGTACATAAAACTCGTGGCATTCAGCCTGTAAATCGAAATGAGATGGACCAGAGAGATTTAAACAGAGCAAAGCTACAGTCTTCAATATTTCGGTCATAAATCTGCTAACTCAGATGCGGTATTGGTGGGAGCTTGATTGACGTCTTTGATACTGGGCAGATCTGGAGCGTTGTGGTTGTCATATTCAGATATCTGTACCCCACCGAGAATATCTCCAAATTCATCTTTGAGAGCGATGGCACGGCATTTTCGTTTCATCATTACGTCGTAGTAGCCCTTCCAGATAGCCTCTATCCCATGGATGGCCTGTTCGGCTTGAAACTTTGTCCAAGTTACGATTTTTTCATCGCAGCCTTTTCTTTTAACCACACAGACAGCGGCAAAAATCATATCCCATGAAGTGACATATTCAATTCGATTATGTTCTTTATCTATTAGATATTCCTCGATGCTTTCCAATTGACCACTTTGTCTGACAAGTTTTAAAGGCAATTCACCCCAAATTTCAGGTTGCCCATTAATCACAGATATATTCCTCAAAGAGACTAATGTGGCCGGTAAACCTATCCCCACGGCGTATTGCATGGCTGTGACAACTTGTTCTGGACGTTTGAAAGCCTTTGGAACCATACCAGATGAGACATACATAGATGCAAGTCGATATTGTTCAGACAATGTTTTCCCAATAAGAGCTCCATCCTCACGAGCAATCAACTCAGCCTTTTGTTCAACTTTAGGTTTTTCTGATGGTTTGCCTTCTGGTGGCTCTATCCCATCCATTGCTTTTAAATCTTCTTCGCTCATTGTTCCTCCCTTTCGGCTTCTGCTTCTATTTCATAGATATAATATGATGGCAACCCTACAGTGCGAACACCTCGTGGATATTTGCGCCAGTCTCCTGTCTCATGCCCGTTTCTAATTCTTTCAATCCCTAGCCGAGTTTCATAAGCCCCATTGTCCATTACAACAGACCCAGGCTGAAGTGTATTAATACCTATGGGATCAGTTTTTTCGATGGCCAAAAACATTGGAATGATTTTGAAACTATTTCCCACAATACCTCGGACTATTCGTTCATAAAGATAGATCTGGATGTGATATTTCCATTTTGCGATCTCTCTCTCAAAACCATATTTAGAAGCATCTTTGGTCGTTTTGAGGTCTGTAAGCCATATAGTTGGGATCTGTTCTGAACCACGATCTTGAATACGAATATAGTCCAGTTTAGCTACCCATTGGACTTGATATTCCTGATCATACCAATATGCCCATAATTCGGGATACCCGTGGATAATCAATTTTGCACTGTCACCGTCACCTTCAAGAACATGGATCATTGCCATTACTTTTTCAGCCTCTTTGCTGGATACAATAATTGAATCATCATTTGTGAGTTTTTCCCAGTCCTCTGTAATACACTCCCATATTCGATTTCGATATTCAGGTCTTGATTTGGTCAGGACCCTAATCAAATCTGGCCTCTTAGCCCCTGGAGGTGGCTTAATAAGGCATTTTTGGCACTCAGCCTTGAGATCTTCTACTGTGGTGAGTAAATCTGGGTATTGTTCTTTTGCTGGTGGAATCATATAACACCGACGAAAAACACTAGGTTCCAGCATAGCGCTGTGAAGAATACGACCAAACCGTTTCTCATCCGTATCCTCTGGTTTGATTCCATCTATATATTGTTGTTTATAGTCTGCAGGCGACTTTCTCACGGCTTTAATTCGTGAATATGACATATAACCCTCAATATCGAGTTTCTGCTCGCTAAAGCCATTAGGGTTGTCTTGTGTGGCTGGAAACATTTCTAGTGGATTCATTTTAGGCCCCCATACGTTTTAATGTATTTGAACCTTGCGCAATGCATATATACTTGTCAATAAATTTTTTGAGTGTATACAGAACTGCACCACAATGATAGCTTCATGACAGGTTTTCTTTCGTGTCCCATACGTTGAGAATCTAAGGCTGGGTCTGTTTACAGGCTCAGCTTTTTTTTTGCCATTTTCATATCATCCATTTATCTGTAGACTGGAATCACCGGGAGGACGGATATGTCATTAAACTCAAAACAAGTGCTAGTTCAAATCAAAGATCAGAAAGTTCAAAGAGAAATGCAACTCAGTCCGCTTCCAGCTCGCCTGTCCGTGCCTTTTGACGAGCGTTTCAGAAATCCATTAGACGGCAATCCAGTGACTAATAAAGATATGACTGTAGATGGGTCTAGTACGTCCGTTATATTTGAATTCAAACCAGGGGCTACCGAGGTTTTCTTGGTCGAATATGTAACTATAACATTAATCGATGACGGATCATTTCTCGCCAATGAGTTTGGCTCAATCGGATCAGCATTGAGTACCGGACTTTTGCTTAAAAGCCAACAGGACGGTCAGGCATTCACTCATACGACTGTTGTGAACAATGCAGATGTCATGCAATGTTTCGGAGGAATAATAGGAGTCACTGGAACGGGCGTTAATACGGGCGTTTTTGGTAGTGGAGATTGGATCGCAGGAAAATACGAGTTTAGGAATGAGTGTGTTCTCTTTGGCGAAAAAGGAGATTTCATGCACATGGAGGTTAATGACGATTTACAATTGATCGATTTCCTACAGAGCTCTATCAGAGTCAAATCAGTGGAATCTTAAAACGATACTGCCTCAACTTTTAAAACATCTTTTAGAATAGGGATATTAAGATCTTTTGCTCCCTGCCGAACTATCGGCTCAATATCCTGATTGTTTCCCGTCCTAATCAATGCCAGTTGATCCTCACTCAGTACACAGCGGAGCCGTGGACACTGAGAATCTATGATATCGACACCATTCTCACCTTTGCCTGTGGTGGTTTTTTTGATTGTGACCACTGTGTCGGTCCCAGTATTTTTAAGAGTGCTCTGGACGGCCACCAGGAGTGGCTGACTACGCCCACCATCGTCTCCTACGAAGCTCACGTCGAAATCGTCACCAGCAGCAACGGTCAATGCGGAGAACTGTGTGAGAGCTCTCAATGCGGCCTGTATGGCAGCGGCATCTGCATCAAAATTTAGGACAGTGGTAATCTCTGAGCCTGCCTGTAGTTTGAATGTACCCTCGTCAGGGACCACGTCAAAATCAATATTCTGGATCTCATTAACGCCTGGAGTAAGTGGAGAGAATATATCGACAGACCCTCCGGCCTGAGCCGGCAGTCTGACCTGTGCGAATGTGATCGGATCAGGAGTTCGAAATTGCTTCCCGGTGCCGTCTGTCAGATCAATGGTAAACTCCCCGTCACGACCTTTAGTGAGTAGTATTTCATTTGCCATATTGCCTCCTTAGCAATCCACCGACGCACCGACAGTATTCTGGTCAATTTTACCAGATATCTGGCCGTCTGTAACCTCGCCACTGATGATATTAGAAGGATCTATTTGTCCCTCGATTGTATTTTGACTGACCTCTACGATCACTCGATTATCAGAGACCTCAGCTGAGACCACCTGAGCTTCTATAGACTCGACAGTTCGTTTCACGATTCTGATTTCCTCTGTTTTGGTGGTCTCTACAGCAGTATATTCTGCCAATAAATCTGATTCAACACTCGGAGGATTAACAAATAAGAATGAGTAAAGCCCTGGAGTGGTGACCGATTCAACCAATAAGGTCACTGGCAAAACAACCGGACCAGTGCTGATATTTGTGACTTTAACCGTGGGAGACTGTCCAGTGAAAACCATGCCGTTTTTTAATAGGAACAGTGATAGATCAATGGCTTGTCCAAGAAAGACAGTCATATCGAAAACCTCATGATTCCTTCGTTTAATAAATCAAGGTATTTCTGATGTCGAATAGTAGTCAGCCATGTTTCGTTGGTTGGTATAGTCGTCCAGATATCTCGAATGGATCTGACCACTCCCAATGGAGCCAACTGCACTATCTTTAGAATCAGCGCATTGCTCAACATCTCACCAATATAGGACTGAGGCCATATTTGTTTATCTATATAGTTGATGTTCTCCGCTTCAAACTCGTCAATAAGATCTAAAATAAATCGCCTTTTGGCTTTCTGTTTGTCGATAGGCGCGAGTCCTGGCGATTTAACCAGCTCCCACCCGCTATCACTAAGAATCGCTTTCTCTCCATTTGTAAAGATCATATGAGTGTCTGTACGTGTGCTGAAAATCTTGATTGCAGGATCATCCATTTTCCGGATCTCATAATTGATCGCTCTGCCCATTTGAATCTGAATCTCTAAAAGAGTGCTCATCGCGCTACTACTTCTATATTAACAAGTAAATTATTCAAATCAGTATTAGTGGCCTGAGTGTCTGATCGCCCTACAAACCTCAAACGATCATTTGCAACGGCATCGACAAAGACCTGTCTGGTTAGAGTCATGGGCCTAGCACTTCTGATGTTTCCAAAACTCCTAGATTTTGGGATCTCCACAAACGCGCCGACCGATGGCGCTTTTTCCATAAAAATCTCGACCTGCCTATATGTGGCTGAAGCTGATGCAATCGCGTCGATATGGTAGGTTATCCGATATTTCGCGACCTCCAAAAGATCGATTTCGTCATTGGGATTATCCAGGTTGAAAAACTGGTTATCAGCAAACAAAGTATTATCAAGTGCAATGATTTCGTCTGTGGAATCAAGGGTTAGAGTCGTACTTGTACCGTCAAAATTGGCCAGACCTTCGCGTTTGACAGCTCCCTGGAAGTCGGAACCATTTAACGAAAACCTACCTGATACAGCCAAAAACTGACCTAATGTTGTATCATTTATAACGAAGGGTGAATTCGATGCAAAAGGCCTAGAGGTTATCCCCAGATAAAAAGTCGACTGATGATTAGGAGTTCCGCCGAGAGCATCATGAACTAAAAATAATTCGTCACCCGATATAGTAATCGAATTCAGTTCGGTTGGATTTGTGATATCGGTTGTCTGTACAATTGTGAGACCCACGCCAGGTGGCCCCTGTAAAGTGCTGAGATTGCCATTCGAGTCTTTTACTTTTGGTATTAGAAGTCCACTAATGCCATCTTCTTCGAGAAAGAAAACACCTGTTAATACTCCGTTATCGGTGGAGGGATTACCAATTAATGCAGCGAGCTGTTTGGTCATTCTAATACGAGACATATCTACTCCTCAAAGATCAGGGTTGCGTTATCGAGAACTCTCAGCTCTCCAGAATCAAAAATTATAATAGGAGGAGCCATTCGTAACTGACCCTCTTGGACTATTGATATGATCCCGGAAAATATATTATCGAGAGGATTGGTGACGATATTTAATTCAACGCCCATTTTTTTTCTCCATTTTTCGATGGTTTTTTAGAGATCTTTTTCTGATTTTTCTCATCTGCTTTCGCAGTCGCTTTTTGCGTCTTTTTTGTGGATTGAGAGACGGCATAATCATTACGATGACACTAACGATAATGACAGCCCACATGATATGTATTTCTATCGACATGGCGGTGATCTTTGCAACCAGATCTATCCATAACACTTTGGATCTCTGCAACAGATCTGTGACTATTCCCATTACTTTAATATTACCCCAATAACAACGGGAATAGATGTCCCCGTTGATACGATAAATATCTTGGAAGACGACAATATTCTATTTGTAGCGTTGAAACTATCTGACAAAGAAACACTAGCTCCCGGAACTATTTCAATCCCTTGTGTAGCGCCAGATGTTGTAACGTCTGAACCTCCTAAGAATATCGAAACCACATTACTAGAAGGGTTTTGTATCACAAAATCAGCTGCAGTGATTATAGTAGGAGAAATTGTCTGCCTCACATTGGCCACCGCCAAAGTTGTAACCGAAGTTAAAAATCCAAGATCAATTGCGTTAGCAATTGAAAATGAAAATGTTAATAATAATATTAAGATGTATTTCATGTGTTTCTCCTTTTTTATTCTTCTAGAGTTAATAATATTACAAATGCACTACTAGCAAGTATTGATCCACTATTTGTAGCAGTTGCTCTTACAAGAACATTGGTAGGGTCTATGAAAAAATCATATTGAAACTCTGCAACAGTGGTAAATCCCGGTGGTATGATGTTACCATTAGGTGGTGTAAGTAAAACGGTGGCTGATATTATTTTACTTATGTCACCTAATCCATGAGCAACATTTGTAGTCCAGCCCTCAACAGTTCCTCCCGTGCCAGTGAGTTTTGCCATTTTAATCGAGGGAGCGAGACTACCTAATTTAGTAAAATTAGTATTCTGAATATTGCCCGTGGAACTAATAACAAAGCGGGTAAGACCGTTTGTTCCCAAACTTAAATTAGCAGCTATTCTATTAAGAAAAAGAATATCTGAATTTGAACTTGAAGAGTTTCCAAGATACCAAAGCTGATTATTGGGATTTCCTGAACCATCCGAGTTATAGCCTGTAATAATAGCATTAGTATTAATGCTAGTACCTAGGGCTTGAATAATTAATTGTCCTGCCGGGCCGTCACCAACACTGCCAGGTGGATCTGCTTTTATATGGGATATCGATGAAGGAGATGCAGTACCAATACCAACATTACCAGTAACTTTATCAAATACAAAACCAGAGTTTGCACCAAAAGATCCAGCATCATTAAAAACTACTTGTTTGTCTCCACCAACTCCGCTTGCCGGTCGTGCGGGTGCTGTTAAGTTGATCTCTGCAATTACAGCGCTAGAAAATAATAATAAAATTAAAACAAAAATTTTCATTTCAAAACCTCCTTTTCACATTCTATCATAATTTGGCATTATAATAGCCACAATATCTCGTCTATAATTAAAAGGTCTCATTCTTACATATGCATTTTGAGCTGCCGCTGCTTCGGTCGAAGTTGTTTTTGAATTACCCCCACCAGCTTCTATTATTTGAAAAGTATCCAGCATCATACCCACATGACTAATTTTATCAAGTGCCTTGCCATAAAAAGCTAAAGCTCCTAAGCCTTTTCTACTTGTCGTTGCCCACACAAAATCGTCATAAATGCCTTGTGCTGTGTTGTCATAATTTCTCGGAAGAACACCGACACTCTGTAAAAGCTCAATAGCAAGACCTGAACAATCAAAACCCTCAATTGTATCATTACCAGCCCAACGATAAGGCAGACCCACTAGTTGCAATGCGTAATCCTTTAATAGTTCCAGTTGCATTTATGGTGTCTCCACAAAAGAGTTGAGATTGTTATCCATTCGTTTAAATATCTCCTCAAGACGTTTCACCTTACAATCTTTATATCTGGCACAGACTGTTTCAATAAATTTTCTAATTTTACTATAACCTTCGGGATCAAAACTAATGCGACCAAGGCGCATATCAAGCCAATCGGCCTCCGCAACCTTGCGATTAGGACCATCAATTGTAAATGCGCATTGAGCCCCTAGCTGAAGACGCGCACAAGCCTCAACATTAGGTGGCGGCGGAGTTCCACAACTACTTAATATTAAAACGAATGAGCTCAATAGAAGCTGCTGCCAACTCATCATCAAGTTTTTTAATTTCTGCAATTGATACCCCCTTACCAAGTCGATTGATTTTTGAAATTATAGCCTCCACTTTCATTCGATCAAATGTAGTGTCAGCGTAAATATAAAGCACATGAGCTCCGATTATTGTTTGATCTAATATTTGAATCACTAATTTGGTGACGAAAAAAGAAACAATTGTGCCGAGAGGACCCCAAGCGAGAAAGGGTAAACGAGAAAAAAGCCACCGCATGATATTGTCGGTGGCAAGTTCAATCAATTTTCTTTTTAAAACCCCTCCGGCATAATCCTTTAGGGCTGAATTATCCTTTTTCACCATCCCACTTATCAATCCCTTCAAGGATTGCTTTTTCGGCGACGGGATAAAGTGGAGCAACCAAATTGTCGTAAGGTGTTTCGCTTATAACTGCACTTTCGGTAAGCCATTTAAAAGTCTCTTGTACAAGACCTTTTGCAGCTGTCTCGGCAACATCAATGCCTCTTGTTTTTAACTTATCAACTAAATCTGTCAAATCGTATGCTTTTTCCATTTGTGGTACTCTCCTTTATTTTGTTTTTAGTAAATATTTATGGATGTCTTTGACCATAATTTTAGTTTCTTTTATATCTTTTTTCAAATAATTAATCTCAACATAGACAGGTTTAAGGAGTAACTCAGAATATCGCTCATTTTTAAATTCTATTTTATCAATTCGCTCTTTATAATCAGTTTGAAAAGCTAAAAAAAGTGCAATAATCCCTCCACCGCCAATAACACTACCACCGAGTTTTGCCGCTTTAGTTGTAAGGCACCAAGAAAATATTTTTGCAAGCATTTACAACTCCTCTGTTTACAAATCAGGTACGGCAACTTTGTTTCCCAAAATCTGTCTGACTAAAGCACCAAGGCAATCTTTTATTTGCTGTGGTGAGAGTGTGGGATTCTTAGAATCCTGCACGCATTGTTGTAGACTTGTTTCTCTTGTACCTTTTGCCGTTTTCCTTAATCCTGCATCAGTTAATCTTTGTGCATCCTTAGTATCAGCAGTGGCTTGACCAGCGACATCGGGTACCATAAGACCAAACTCAATTTTCCAATGCCTAGCATCGTCAGGATCAAAACATGATTCGCCCGACACACTTTCACAATCTATTTGGTGTTTATATCCTGTCGTACCATTAGACGTTTCTGCCTTTACTAATCCAAAATCTGTTTCTGATAGCCAAAGAGGACTGGCATGACAATAAACACCTAAAAATAAAAGTGTAAAAATAATTTTTAACACAATAAAACTCCCTTTTAGAATTTGACACCTTTACAAACTACGTTTCTAGCTGAATTACTTGAAGCTCCTGTATCGTCAAGACAACCCGCTCTTATATTAGTTCCAGGACGAGCAACAATCCCAAAAGCTGGCGCTGCACAAGTGACATTACAATGTACTTTTGTAATATCTGCCCAGATACCAGCCTTTGGTGTGATATCGCAAAACCCAGCACCAAAAGTTGAAATTGAGGCAATCCAGTCTCCCAGTTCTGTCAATATTCCACATACAGCTGCGGGTTGATTAATTTCAACACTTTCAATTGTTATATTACTCGCACTACTTCGCACACGGTCTTGTAATTCAGTGAAAAATTGAGCTCCCGGTGTATTTTCTATTACATCAACGTCCCAAGTGCCGGCAGTAGATTGATTTGATTTTAGTCTTGCAATCAATCTTATTGGTACATTGACTCGCCCTACTGTTGAAAAAATATCGTCGTCATCGCTGCCAGCGGTAATCGCAGTTGTTGTCTGAACGCTAGACTCATCTTTAATTTCTGACGATACGGCAAACTCAGCCGAGCCCGACTCGTCCAATAAATAGACATAAATAAAAGCATCAACACCATCGGTGTGCCCAAGTGTCGCACCACTAGGGACAACAATAGTCAGCGCGCCAGTCGTTGATACAAGATTATAAGCCCCATCGACGGCGATGAGATCCCTAAAAGCCACTGTAACCGGACTACCAGCACTTGGATTACTTGATCCATTAGCAATTTTTAAATCAATTGTGAGGGCACTGGATGTTACACTCGTTGCCACAGTTGCGTTTTCAATTTGGGATGGACTGTTTGCTGTTAGATCACTGATAGCACTAAAACCCACGCCATCATTTGAAATCTCGATTTTTTGGGTACTATCGTTCCATCTAAATCTTGCATTACCCGAACCAGAGCCTTCGTCAAAAATAATCTGTTTATTTCCGGTCGTGCCATCTCCAATGGTAAAATCCTCAACATTCAATGAGCCGTTTTTACTCGATCCATCAATCACAAGTTTTTTATTGGATGCACCATCTAAAGTATCAAATTCGATAGTTTTATCTAAACCACTCGCACCCTTACCCATTTTGAGAGTATCTTGTCGAATTATCTCAGGAACTATCGCGTATGCCGTCACACAAATGCCTAACAATAGACCAATTACGAACAGTTTTTTGTCAAAGAATCGTTTCATACATTCTCCCTACACAAGTACATTCATTGGTGAATTAATCACTAAAGTGTTATTTGCATTGTCTTCTAAATCCTGTGTATTGCCGGGTCCAAAAATTGGATTATCTAAATAAACATCTTCAGCCCCTGCCAGGATCTCGAGAGCAATATCTCCAGCTCCATCAAACTCAACTCCAGCCTTACCAAAACCACAATGCTTTAATCTGACACGATCTGCCGTAGCTGTAATTTGCATGCCAACAAAGCCTGCTCCTGCACCGGCATCTTTGACAAACCGTTTTGAGTTTCTCATTTCAATTTCAATATCTGGCTTGGTAATACTGACTGTCGCTGTCAAAACAAGGTCACTTGTGATCACAATTTTACTTCCCGCCACAGTTCCAGCATCATCATGAGCTGCCTGTAGAGCGGTAAAATTGCCCTTTAATGGGTCTGAATCTACGATGACAAGTAAAGATGCTATTTGTGCATCTGTGACCTCTTCAAAATATTTTTGCCATTCATCTAATCGGAAAAATAGATGGTTCATAAATTCGAAAGGAGGCCTTTCAAGAGCTACCCATCCAAGTAATTTTTTTCCGGCTGATGGCTCCACTTGCTTCGCCGCATCACCATCTGTCCAATCGATATGAGAACTAGGTTTTATTGCCATATTTCAACTCCTATCATAGTCCTACGAATGTCCCACCTGCAAGTGGGTCTTGTAGGGTGCCAAATCCTGCTGCACTGATATCATCTCCTGCAAATGCAAAGGGAATCGTTTCTCGATGCAAAAATGCAAACTTACCACCAGTGGTCGGGGCTGCCAGAGAACTAAATCCAAGCCCAATTGGACCTGTGCCATCAAACGAAAATGGTTCATCAGGATCAAAACATATTATTGAATTAATTCTCACCCCGGCCATAGCTACTTTCTGCATATTGGTAAAAACAAAGTTTATTAAAGCAGGGTCTATAGTACCGTCAGTTGAAAGCGAGACTTGACCAAATCCAAGATTTTGGTAATGAACCAATGAAGCCAATGTGATTAGTTTGATAGTCGATATAAGAGCGGCTGGCTCTCCTTTAGATATATTTTGGCCAATTTTAAATTGTAACAAAATTCTATAAAAAACATCGTCAAAACCTTCTCTCTCTTGGACAACAATCGTTCCGAATTTGTCGAGCTGAACCCCTACAGTCTGTGTCAGATCTAAACGCTCATTGCGTAACTCAGAACCCACCTCTTCGAGATCCTGAATTTGTTTCACAAATGCACGGATCATGCCTTCAATATTCTTTTTCGATTTATATTGCTCAATTCTGCGACTTAAAGCATCAACAATATGTGTGGTTATTTTAACTAAACTCATACTGTAATCACCGTAATGCGTACAGTATCCCAAGTAGAGATCTCACGAGCCGCAATAGGTATATTGTCGTCCAGCGTTGGACTAGCAGCTTTACCCACTCTAATAACGAAATCGGTTATTCCTAGAACATCTTGGAATGAACATGACAAATTCGGATCAGACCCAAATACTATGACGTCTTTATTGATACCAAGAGCATCACCATAAGCTTTTATCGCATCTTCTACCTGAGTGGTTCCGTCTACTGGAAAGAAATCGGTATCCACAGTGAGATCAACTTCCACAAAGATATCTACTGTAGTTGGGCGCGAAAATTTAATTGTCTGATCAAATCCTTGATCATCGACGACGATTTTAGTGATATCTCCAACAAATCCTATACCACCACCGACGCTATCAAAAATCTGTTGAGCAATGTCATCATCGGTACCACCTTCAACAACGATGTCAACTGAATGACCAGGACGGCCCTCAAGATCAGTAATATTTGTGTTATTAAAAAACACCACCACCGCCGTCACCGCATCAATAGCAATAAGATCTGCAAAAATGGCATTTGGAGTCGCTGCTCCAGCTTTTGCAACCTCATCACGGCGTCTAAGCTTCAGTTCAGGATCAGACTCAGCGTCAGTGCCAATCGCCGCATCGGCAGGATTCACCGTCGCCGTCCATCCAGCAATAGGTGTCTCGATTACTGACAAAGTGTCAATATTTGCCACAGTGGCTCCAGTAGTCTCCGCTTCTGCATTAACTTCACCCTGTGGAATGCCCTTAGTAGCCTCAACTGGTATTGCAGTTGTTGTACCTCCATCTAGAGTATTGTCAGTAATAGTCACTAGTGGGACATCCCTTTTCCCAAGGCCGTCTGCGGTGTCTGTTTTGAATGTTAATACTAAGCCAGGCGTAATTGTAATCCCGCCAATCACATTGATGTTACCGACCCCGATCGTGGACAAGGCTTCAAGCGCTATTGTAACATCCGCAGGACTAGCATCAAAAGCGATTAAAGTAGTTGCTTCACCACGAAAATTTATTCTAAACGATCCACTCGACGGAGTAGTGCTAAATGGTATATTTTGGATTTCATCTACTCCTGTGACCAAAGTGACATCCGCGAGAGTAGCAAAGCGATTAGCGGGAACACCTAAAACGGATACAACTGAACCTTGAAGAACTATTGTGCCAGCTGTGCCAAAGAGCAACTGTGCTGTTATTTGACTTTTTGTGGCCCCTTTCTTAATGGTCCCCGTTAGCGAGACGACATTAATTAAAGTAACTCCCTCGGCGCTTTCAGGATACTGCGAATTATAAATATCCTCCATGTCTTCCCAGATTAGTGATTCACGTTCTGACATGATGCCGACCAATTGCCCAAGTAATTCCTCAGGCAACAAATTGATATTTTCACCGAGTTCTGCTTTTAAATCACCTTCTATCTCGACTTTAATATCTTCGAGTCTTTTTCTAACAAATCCCTCTGGTGTAATTCCGAAAGCCATATCTATCTCCCTATGGAATTGTTACGGTCAAGTCGACGGGACCTGCATCTGTCAAAACTTTAAAATCTACTGTCATCAAACGCAAACCGGTATCTAATGATACATCAAATCTTTGAAGTTCCAACACCGCTGGATCTGCTATTATCTCACGTTTTAAAACTGCATCGACCACAACTGGATTTGGAGATTTCACTAAAATTTGTTGAAAATAAGGAACACCCCTTGTTAGATCCAAAAACCACTCTCCAAGAAATAATTTGAGACGTTGAGAAATTCGCTGCGCTGTAGCCTCTGATCCACTAGTCAAAGTTGCATTGCCATCCGTAAGATCCATGTCGCCTGTTGAATCCAACTTGATTCCACTCATGATATTCCACCAGTTCCAGGCACAGCAGCTAAAGGCAAAGGCCCTCCAGGTGTACCAACACCAGTGACCCCTGTAACTGTCGTACTAATAAGGGCCTTAGTGGTCAATTGTGTCCGATCCTCACCTTTTATTGCTGCCCAAACAGTTTCTAATTGGATATCTGTTATATCAGAGCCGGCCACAATGCCGACTGCCTTAATGGCATCTGCCACGTCTTCTCCCCATATTGCTGCGCTATCAAGTGCCACGACGATCCTCCCAAATATTTAAAAAGCCTTTGAGATAATTGACGCATTTCATATGTCCTCTTGGATTGTAACTGCTGGCAAGCTTCCGTTTTTTCTCTGGGACATCTGATACAGTCTTGCGAATGATTGTAATTGCAGAAAATAGGGATGCTTTGGCCTGTTGCGGAGTCATGGTTTTGATCATCTTTTGGTCAGCCTGTTTTTGAGTCATTTCTATCCTTTACTCTTTTAGAGTGTCCCATTTTGTACCAATTGTGTCCACCTCACCCATCAGGGTAATAAACTCGGCAAAGTTGTTAAACGTCAGTGGTCCGAATACTGTATTGGTTTTGCCTTGTGATACTTTATCAGCCAGTTCCGAAACTTTATCGATCAACTGTTTGACCAGATCCATGAGCTCCTCAGTACCATTGGTGAATTTAAACTCACCGGTGTCTTTGATAGTTAAAAGTGCTAAAGCGTTTTTAAAAACCGCTCTGTCGGGATCAAAGGCTGTCACAACATCAAATGGTCGTAGGCCAGGAAAAAATTGAGCATCTGATAGACTAAACTTTCTGAAATCTTTTGGATTGATGCATCCACCTTGGACTAGCCATGTATCTAGAGACCTTTCGCTAAAAAGAATTGTGCCAGTATCTCCTACCTTTAAAGGCAAAATTAACTCAGCATTTGCAGTGGCCGGCCATATCACGGGAACGTTCGTGATGATTGGAAGTTCAAAATCTGTACCATCTCTCAATTCACGTTTAAGCAGAGGTCTCACATCAGCTTTCACCCCGTCATATTTCTCGATCTGTCCTGGCATTGATACGTGGAGATCTAAAAGTTTTCGTTCAATTGCATTGTTAATAACCTGTGGCCATGTAGGTGATTCATTCTTTACTCGGGTCATACAATGGATCCAAAGGCTGGGATATTCAATGGAACGCCTAAAGTCACGGGTATGGTGGGAATCTCTTCTGCCTCACACCGAACCTCAAAGGGGCCTTTGCGACTATCCCCAACATAAATGCCCTTTCTAATTTTAAACAGTCCATCAATATTACGTGAACGTATCTCCAAAGCTACCCCTGGTTTGATTGCTGTTCTAAGATTGGCCCTAAATTCGATATTGAGTTTGCCATCTTTTCCCTGTTCTCTCTTCATGGGTATGCCGAGAAGTCCTGTTTGTGGGGTGAGTAGAATGCCGATATTTTCTGATGGTTCGTCAGGTGGTAAAATCTGAAGGTTGTTGTCTTGGATAGACCACTCTAAGTCTAAACAATCAAGAATCTCATCCAATCTTTCTGAGACATTGCCTGACAATGTGATCCCATTTTGAAAGATTTTGGATCCAATCCCTTTGACTGCGCCCAATCCTACCTTTAACTCTCGAGCCAAGGCCTCAATAACCTGTTTACCTGTCGCCCCAGGTCCAAGCGATTTATTAATTTGTTTTGATGGAGTATCCTGACCATCGCCAGCCTCGATTTTTGTCACCATTTCTTTGCCCTGTTTTTCTGAAAGAGCTTTAGTGATTTTTCCAATGAACAGTTGCCCCAACTGTCCAGTACCATCAGAGCCCAAATATCCAGCTTCGAGAGAGACAAACACATCTTTATCCTCTAAAGTGGCTCGTGATGTTTCATTGAGATTATTGATTTGTATTAGCACGCGATTTGCATGTTTTTCCGATGTTTTTTCGACCTCAAATTGAAAAAACAAACCCTTAGTAACTGTGAATGGTTGGCCAGCTATGCCAAACGAGACCCTGACTATACGGTTAAAGAATAAACTCATACAGCGACCTCATCATATAACAGAAGTACATCTGTTCCCAGATTATCTCGGGTAGGGGGATCGTCAGGATTCACCTGATTGATCGCAAATAAAGATCCTTGAGGTAATGCAGGATTGCTCTGGTATCGGTCAATCAATAATTGTTTTACAAATAAAGGAATCCCAGCAATGAGCACGGTTCCAGCATCATCCGAAATATCAAAACCCCATCTGTCAGTTCGGTCATTAAAACGAAATCTAAAAGTAAACGGACGACCATCTAAATCCATTTTTTGTGTGAACGATGAAATGGTCGAATCTAAAGGAAGCTCGCGGATTGCCATATTATTGTCCAATTCCTGTCAGGCGTGAAAGTATCGATTCACCACGGGTTGATTCAATTGTGGGGATTTTACCTTTGTTTTGTGTCGAGGAAGCTTTGTTTTGAACAAATTCAGCTAGGCGACTCTCTGATAAAATTATCTGTTCTGATTTGACTATCCTCAGCTCGCGAAATGTCGCAGTGAATACTAGAGATCCACCGTCTCTAGCTTCTTCAGTTGGATTAAAACTCTGGAGAATCATATTGTTATAACTAGTCAAACCGGTGATTAAAGTAACGGGGATAGCTTTGTCTTGTAACTCACGCAGAGAATTAAAAGCTTCTTGTACTCGATTGCCTGGAGAATTTAAAAGAGCTCCACCAAGTGTCGCCACAGCCCCAGTAAAAAGGGTTCCTGCGGCTTCGCCAGCAAATCCGCCAATAGCAGGAACAGCACCCGCCACATTGCCCACAATAGCTTGAGTCAGACTAATAGGATTATCACTGATTACACCCTCAAACGAAACAGATTTTGGAGAAACATCTACATGATCGGATACAATAGATCCATTCTCTATCGCGTTATCTGTAGGGGTCGCCTCATTCTGGTGTGAGATATTTCTGGTCATATCAATGATAATGAGAACTCTTTCAGTTGTGGCTGTAGCCTTTGCATTTATTTCTAGTTTTCTAGGTCTGTCGAAAATAGCGCCTAATATACCCATTAGAATGCCACCTGTGGCTCAGTAGCCTGTTGTGTGGTTCTCAGGGCATTTTCCATGGCATCTTGGATTCCTTCTCTCACAGCGGTTCCAACTAATTGTGGAGGCGTGCCGGGTGGTACAGTTATTGGACTGTTCACATCAATCTGGAACACACTACCCCCAGCGGCTACTGGGGCAGTAGTTGGAGCCAGAGCACCTAGTCCGCCAGGAATAAATCCCCCGCCCAATTGAGATCCACCTGTGCGAGTTAAAAAGTTTTGAAATCCAGCCAAAACATTATCGACGGCAGAAGTATCAAGATCTTTCCCAAGATCTCCAAAGCCAAGCGCCTCTTCGGCTGTCTTTGGCAATATAAATTGTTTAATGCCGCGTCCGATCACTGTTAAAGCAAGGCTCAAATCTCCTCCAGCAAGAGCTGCAAGAGCGGCAGCAAACGTCCGCAGTATTAAAATTGGCCTTCTAATTGAACGAGTGACAGCCTTCATATTGCTTTGTACCAATCCACTAAACTGTTGAAATTTATCATTCAGAAATTCTAATGCATCTCCAAATGATTTTTTTATGGCTCCTCCTATTGATTTATCCCCACGAAAGAAAGCAAGCAGATCCTCAAGGACTAATGCTGCTGCAACGATGGCGGCTCCAATTAATATTGGCAAAGCGATGACTGAGGCCTGAACTGTAAGCACTGCTAATCGGACGGCCTTGAGACTTGTTACAAGTCCAAAAAAACCTTTCGCTAACAGACCAATTCCAAAAAGAAGACTCGCCCCTATGAAGAAAGCAAATGCCTTCATGGTGAACGATAGAAGATTGTTCAATCCCCCAAAAAGATCGGCAATCACTTTGATCACAACCCCGATACGTTTAAATGCGAAAATAAGATCTTTGATCAATTCAAATAGGCTTTTTAAAAACTTACCCAAATCAGCGGCAATAATTTTTCTATTTATATCAAGAAAGTTTAAAAACTCATTGGCCAATGCTTTAGCCTCTGGCAAGACTTCTGTGCCAATTCTAATCGCTGTAACCTCTAAAGCATCAATTATGTTGGAAATAATACCGAGAAATGTTTGGGATTGTTTTACCATTAAATTGGCGAACCGCCCACTTCCCGTAGTTAAATTGACGAGAGCATCATTGACATCTTTAAAGCCAATTTTGCCAGCGCGAATCATGTCCGTGATTTGACCCTCTGTTTTACCTTGAGCTACGGCCAATTCTCCAAGAAGTGGTACGCCAGCCTCAGCGAACTGACGTAATTCCTGACCTCTCAATTTTGTAGCCGCCCTCACCTGTCCAAGAGCTAAAACCAACCGAGGTAATTTATCACTACCCACACCAGCTGCGATATTTCCCAATGTATTCAGAGTTGGAAGCACCTCTTCCATGGAAAAACCAAAAGCTAAAACTCTTTTAGTCGATTCAATGAGGCCGGTGAGTTGAAACGGTGTTTTGGCTGCAAATGCTGTAATATCTTCGAGCAGAATAGCCGCTCTTTCAGCAGAACCCAACATCGTCTCAAAAGCAATTTGAGCCTGTTCAAAGTTTCCTGCTTTTTTAAGAAATACACCAATGGCTGCAGAAGCTCCGGCAATAGCGAATGCCGTTAGTTTGACAGATCTAGATATAGCATCGAATCCTCGTTTAGCATCTAATTGAGCGCGCTGTAGATCAGCTTGGAACTTTTTAAGTTCCTTGTCTTTGACCTTAATCTTCCATAATGTCAGCAACTCTCGAACTATCATTTAGAGCCCTTCACCTTTGGAGCCAATTGCTCCTGCATTTCTTGGTCGATATCCATGGCATCATGACAATCAGCCAAATCATCAACAGACCAATGTCGTTCTATTTCTTCGAGTGTGGTCTTTTTAGCAATAATTGGTCTCCATATGGCCCAATCAACCGCACCCATATCAATTCCGGTTACTTTCCTCCCTGGCTTGCCGCTACGCTTGCGGCGACGTCTCCTAAAAAATCGCCATAATTTACCCCTAGCGCCTCTTTGAGCACTGCAAACATGCGTCTGAGTCCAGTCGCACCGGTAAAATGATCATTAAAAACTGTATCTTTCAGCGTGCCAGTCATCTCCCCTGTTGGACCTTTTGTGAGCACAACGCTAGAACAAATATCCGCTGCCAATGCAAACAAATCTTCATCACCTATATTCGTAAACACCTTTGTAATTGCCTCTCCAAAAATTGCATCTCCGAGGTCTGCTTCAAGCAATGATTTATTTGGGTCTTTTTTACTCAGCACATGAGCAATGGGTTCACCTAAATATCGTCCAAGTTTTGTTAGTACTCTTAAAGATTTTCTGGGATCGAATTGAGTAAATATATACTCATAATCCCCAATTGTTTTAGTCTCTGTTTTTCTGGCCATGGCCGCTCTCCTATCGGTTAATTAACGGAGAGGACGGTAGGCCGGACCGGCGTCCCGACCTCATTCCGCATCGGTTACATTATTTAAACTGACTGTCCAAGAACTGCCAGAATTAGATCATCTGTTTCCATTATCCATTCACGGTTGGATGTTTCGTTTGAAAATCCCATAGTCGCTGGCTTCACTATCCAGGCAGTAGTTCCCTCCCAGGTATCTCCTGATAAATTATCTTTTCCAAAAAATGTAAAAATACCCCCGCTAGTCAATTCCATAGCGATTCTTTGGGCATCAAGGACGCCATTGGAAGGTGAGGTTTGCTGAAGAGTTAAGGTCACCCTTCCAGATCGATTGTTTGTGACTGCCCGTGTTCCTTCGCCTTTTGATCCAATTGATAAATTGGCTGAATCTTCATTTCTGTCAACAGAGATCATCTCTCCTTCAGCAAAGCCCTCGATGATGCTTCCTGCGGCGGTTTGTGATACCTGTTTGGGATCATATGTTCTTACCATCTTGGCCTCCTATTAAACCGATACAGTTCCGGTGATTTTTGCTTCATGGATGGCTCCTGCTAGAGTAGCCGTAAATTTAACATCTCGTAAAATTCTATTTTTCTTGTCATTTGGATCGACCGCGGTCGCTGCTGGCACACTAGTAGTGGGCGCTGGATCTTTTGCTAAAAGCGGTGTTTCTCCAACCGTGTTGGTGTCCAAAACAGCCCTTACATCGGATTCAATTAATGAGATTCCTGAATCAGTAAAAGGAATCTTTGGAGCATTAACAATCGTTCCAAACACTCTCTCGGTGATCCGTGAATCAAGAAAATCCACTCCTCGACGAACATCAATGAATCTTCCACTGGCCATAGTACCATTCTGAGTGATATTAACTCCGCCGACCTCAGTATAGGTATTGACGTTATTAGCTTTGGCTTTGGCTTTCTCAGCATCCGTTAAAACATCTACTGTTATGAGAGCCAATGTTTTAAAAGCCCAAGTGATAGTACCTGGATCAGCTGGAAGCACACGCCCTGCCCATGCAGCTTCAGGGAACTCTGTATCAGCAGCCTTGGTGAATATTAGAAAGGTGCGATCTAGCGACAGAGCCTTTAATTCAGCTCCTAAATCAGTGGTTGGATCAATTGTGGTTGTGACCGTTCCAACCGCTTGAGACGCTCCTGCGGTTACCAGAATGCTCGTAACGACGAGTAAAACATCAAAAGGCTCTGCGGTAATGGTGATCTGACGTGGGCCCGTGCTGGTCGCGGCAGACACTCTAGCATGAGCCAAAATATTTATGGCAAGATTATTAAGAGTGGTTGATTGATCTGTGTCAAATGGCGTTTGTGTGACTGGGATACCGTCAATAGTCAAATCGATCAAGTTTGATGTAACAAAATCAGCATCAAAATCAAGGGTGAAGACATGTTTTTCTGGTGAGATAATGTCAGCGTTTTGGCTGGCAGTCCCATAGATTTTCTTGCGCGCCTGAATAAACGCAGCGGCTCTTTTAACATTTTTATCTGTGTGATCAGTGGTTAATAGTTCAAACCATGTATCATCATCTGCTTGAATTAATGCCAATTCTGTCGAGACATTTCGATTTGCTGTGATTGCTTGAACTGTCATATTGACAGTTACTGTAATATTAAGCGCATCACCTGCAGTACCTGATAAAATATCAAAATCGTCACCATTATCTGTCAGAGTCAATAATGTTGCTTGGGATGAACCATTGATTGCAGCAATTAATCCAGTGACGATCTCTGCTCGAGTAGCATCCGAATCTGATGTAAAGTCATGCTGGACAGCGACACCACCATCAATAGCAATCGTGACAGAATACAATGTGTCATTTTGAAGTGCGGTGATTAGAATTTTATCCTCTTGAGCGACATCTGGGTCTCTCTGAGCAATAATGACCTTTTCAGGTTTCAAATCTTGACCAAAATATGCAGTGGCCATGGTGAGTTCGGGATCACCGGATGTGAAAACATCGGATACAGCAGTTATATTTGCAAACACTTGGGTTTTGCCTACCAATTTGCCAGAGCTCCCAACAATGAGACCTATCCCAAAGCCTGCCCGAGTGACTGCTACGTCTTGAATGGAAATCTGTACGTCTACAACTTCTTCTATGCTCATAGGTCCTCCCCTAATATATTTTTATTCTGGAACCTCAAATGAATCCTCTTTTGTTCCATTAAGTGTACCTGTGAATTCTGCTGAACTGATCTGTCCAAGGTCTGCGTCTCTGTTGGACGCGATTCCAAATCCAATATCAAATTGCGCTCTTGGTTCAAATCCACTCTCCAACTCTACAGTCGTGTCTAGAATAGCATTGGACACCCATACTGCCAACCCTGCCTCCGTCAACTCAACCCGTCTTGTTTCGTCTTCTAAAGAGTCTTGAAGGATAATTAAAAGATTTTGAGCATCGTAAAATTGTTGATTTATTGGTGATACATATGCACGCACTGAAACAGTAAACTGTCTCTGTCCTCCAATATTATCTTTCTTTTGAATCGCCGGAGGTATAGCCACAGCAGGTCTCTCAATATTATCACGGCCAATCTTTATTAGTGGGGTTGTAATCATAAGACCGATATATGGAGGATTAGGACGAGGAACATTTGGTTGTTCGACAATTATTGGAATATCAAGCTCCCGCCTAATCCATGAAATCATAGGGACAATGACTCCCTCTTTCATATCAACGCTGGACATCAATCCTCACTATTCTCGCCATGAAATGGGAAATATTTAATAAGCTCTGGTCCCAATCCTCAGACGTTCGGACTTCATATTCTGATCCTTTGCGCAAAACGATATCCTCATTTTTCAATTCAAAATCTGTAAAAACATTTAAAACCTGACGCTTACGATCTCCCTCTGGCATTTGTAGAAGTTCTTGACCAGATATAGGTTGGACATTTCCTTGAAATGATAACTCTTGGAATGTTGGAGAGACTGGTAGTCCAGTTCTATCGTCAAACTCTCCGAGATTTGTCTGACGTTTTACAGTGATTGTTTCTGATTTGAATAGCTTTAGACTCTTCATTTCAACACCAATTCTCCTGGTGTCACTCGCACTGTAGTTTTCCATGTGATTGATCTTAAGAGCAAACCTGTATCTATAAGCGGCACAGGACCTCGTAATGATCCGCCAGCTATCTTTTCCTGAATCGTTGCTATAGAAAGGGGCACAGCCCATTGCTGAGAGGTTCTAATACGTTTCTGTATTGAATTCGTAACACGAAATCCGAGTTTATCAAGTGCCTTTCTGACGGTTATCTTGCCTGCGACTACATCATTCAAGGCCTGATCCTGTATTTTGAAAAACTTAAATTTGTCCTGATCAATTGCTGAAGTTATAAATGGTCTAGCAGGAATATTTTTTGTACCAAAATGATTCCAAAAGGCCACTTGTGCCACCGTAACAAACTCTGCATATGCTCCTGCATCATCATGAACACCAACTTCAACGAACGAATTATCAAGCAGTCGCATTTGACGTATGATTTTTTCATCTCGTCGATTGAGAATTTTAGTGATGACGCTCATGGGCCATTATCCCCCTGGAGCCCACCTGTTTCTCTACGTCCGTCGAATTCATCTCTAGTTCTGATAAACTCGTGTTTTTCAGTGGTGAAAGCTGGCCGTACACGATTGTTATTACGTTCCTGAACTTCCTTTTGTGTTATTTCAAGTGCGCCAGCAAATGGCAGAGCGTTTCTGATATCTGAATGTTGTTTGAGTTCTTTATGGAGATTTGAATAATGTTTATATCGCTGGGAAAAAGATGCTTTAACCTTTCCCACAGTCTCATCAATACATCGGGCAAATTTGGCTGCAAGAGTTTGAGCGCCTTTCATAGCCGCCTTTAAAGGGCCACCCTCTAATTCTAATAGAAAATTAATTTCTTCATCTTGGAATAATTGATCGGATTCGTCTGTATCTTGAATGAGGAATCGAACCTGATCTTTAGGATTTTCCTCTGAAGGTATCCCGGTATACGACCAAGTCATAGCTCCTCCTTATTTAGATGCTCCCCTGAGTCTTTTTTTCAGAGTCGCTGAATTTCCAATCGTTGACAGTTTCAACTCTTTACACTTTTTCTGCAGTTCGCTTCTGCTCATTGCATTAACATCCTCGGTCAATTCATCATTTTTTTCAGGTGCTAACAGTTTGTCTATTTCTGGACCTGGGTGGCTTAAAGGTACGGGATGTTCTTCCATCGCTTTGCGATTAGCCTCTGCATGTTTTATCGCAAGTTCTCGCTCCTCTTTTTCCTGTCGTCTTTGTTTTATCCGAGCTTCTTCGGCTTTTTTCAAATGCTCATATTCATCTTTAAGCATAATCCACTTTAAGCTCAGATGACTTTGTAGAACATTTGCTTTCCAAAGCATCGCTTCAGGTACGGGATCTCCAGACTTTCGGATATCTCCTTTTCCAAGTTTTAATTCGCGTTTATGTAAACCCACTACATAGACATTTTCCATCGGTTAAATTCTCCTAGTTAATTCGGTTAAAGCCTAAAGGGATCTACCGAAGTAGACCCCCAGCATTGATCATCAAAATCAAGTTAATGTATTGATAAAAAACACGCCCAACTCTGGAGCCACCAACTTCTGATCCCAAGCCATTTCTGACTCGATTCTATCAGAAGCCAAATGTTCCATGCGGAATCGCTTCATCCTTGCGCCTGCGGCCTGTGCTCCGAAGAGTCCAGTCCATGCAAAGGTGTAACCACCTGATGGAGTCAAAAGTGATGGAGTTGGATTTGAATAGACGAGTAGCATTTCCTCAGTTCCAAAAACATATTCAAAATCCTCGGCAGCACCTTCAGGATTTTTGTCCCGAGTGGCTCTGGCGACCATATATCGATCAACTTCAAAAAGTCGCGCCAACATATCCTCTGTAATAGAGGCAAACTGAGTGTGCTTCACACGATCCAAAATCGATGCATTTGACTTCAAGGCACGGTGTACCGCAGGAGTCACAACAATAGTGTTAGGCATAAAAGCGGTTCTCTCTTTTGTGGCGTCTTTTTCTAACAAAACGTCATCAACTGGATCAGATCCGGCAGCATCCCATTTAGTGGCAGGTACAATATCAGTTCCAGTACTAGAACCCGTCCAAACCCCTGTTGTAAAATGCGTGTCGACAAATTCCAATTCTTTACGCAACAATTGCTGTAAAGTGGTCCAGCGAGTGGCATCTCGATCAAGATTGATCGGAATGTCAGCATTGGCTCGTGTCTGATCATCGACATCTTTATGAATAGCCCAAACATCAGCAAAATATGTTGGGGTATTATCGATGTCGAAACCTCCACCAGCTGATTCGCTTCCAGGAGCCCGTTTTTTCGCATTGGAACGGAACCACTGTTTACGATCATATTGGAAATAACGATCTGATTGCTTAGTAACCGGCACAACTGGGAAAACCTTACTAGCAGTAAAGTCCTCCTCAGCCTGAAGAAAGGCTACTGAGATATTTGTAAGTGGGCGATTGACATGAACATCACCCCTAGTTGGTTGACTCATTTATGCCTCCTTATGCCAGCAATGCGCCGGAAAGGCCGATGACTTTAACGGAAACAAGATCTCCGAGTGCCGCGGCGGGTTTAAGTGAAACAGCTACAACTCGATTTCCAGAGGTAGCAGTGATCAAACGTCCATTTGCGTCCGACATCAATTCTAGATTGGCTGCGAAAGCTGCACCAGCTTCACCCTTTGAGATGCCGTCTAAGTCAACCTCAGCCGATTCTCCCAAAATTGGTTTATTCTGTAAAAGGGCAAGTGAGAAATCGCCTGCTGTTGATTGGATAACATCTCCATTGGCATTCAATTTTACAGCCCTAAATTGTAATAGACTTAGATCAGCTCCTGCCTCGAATACGCCTGGTTTGAATCCTGGGACTTCAAATTCGTTGCTCATTATCGACCTCCAACTTGACTTGGGTTATCGCTCAAATACTCGTTATAAAGTTCTGGATTCTTTTGGAGAGCTAGATCCTCAGCTTGTTCGGATGTGAGCTTTGGATTTGCTTTCAGCTCTGCTTCTTTGGCGACTTTAATCTTGTCGTCATAAACAACAGATCCGCCAGCTGATGTGCCAAGCTCGCTGAAAATATTTCCAGCTTCAATCTTGTCGTTAGCAGCTTTCAAGGTTTTCTCGAAACGCTCATAGCCCTCTTTCGACATCGTCTCAAAAGCCTCCTTGAGAGTTTTGCCAAGTTCTATTGCGTCCTCGCCAACATGACCAAAACTCTTGGCCTTCTCATGAAATTCTTTTGCGACACGCATTTCACGTTCCTTTGTGACTTGCTCTGTCAAACTCTTGTTACTTGTGGCCAAAGTCTCATTTTCTTTGGCAATTTTGGCGTGGGACTCAAACAACTCATCGAGTTTCGCCTGTGTCTCTTTCGGGATCACATCGCCCTCCTTGCCGTTTCCGGCCTCTTTTTTAATTTTATCTGCTTGATCAATTACCTCTTGGGCTTTTTTAACCTTCTCTTTCATCTCATCTGAGAGATCTTCTTTTCGAGTCTCTCCCATCAAACCAGCAAGTTGGTCTGTGAGTTTTTTGCCACCGTCTGGTAACTCTCTTTTAACTGAGGTTATTAAACGCATAGCCCCCTTAAGAGCTGCCTTTAATTGGCCAGATTTGTGACCCTCTTTTTTAATCTCTTCAGGGAGGAATTTATCGATTTTTGCGTCGATCTGCTCCTCGTCTTTAAGATCTGCTTTGAGAATCTTCTCGAGCATTTCTTCCATAATTTCCTCCTGTTGACGTTTATCTTCTTTTTTCACTGGGCCTACAGTGGCCGTTACTCCACTAGTTAATTTTTTACTTCTAAGGCGACTGAAATCTCCGGGGTTACGTTGTCGGAGACGAAACGAGTTTTCAGTTTCATCCACTTTAGAAAATTTAAAATCATTATCTTTGGCCCATTTTTTTGCATCAGCGGCAGTTGGAAATTGATCTTTGTTAAAAATGAGGGTTTGTATTTCCGCAGCTTGTTTTGTGACTGTCTCAATGCCATCCTCTGGCTCCCAAAGTTCCTTAAAAATAAGAAACTTTCTTTTGTTTTGGCCTTTAGGAACTTGGCTGACTTCAAAAGTCTCGAAATCAAACATCCTCTGTTTTTTTTCGACCTTAGCCATTATTCCTCACACAACTATACTTACAGATATTAAAAGTTGTGTAAATAGGGGGTACTAGCCTGGAATCTTGCGGGAAAATCCTCCGGGTGAGAAAGCATTGATCTTTCCAGATTTGATATCTGCCCATTCTTGATCATCTGGAACCCATATTCCGATAATCCAACTTCCTTCAGGAACTTTTTGAGTTCCGTTCTGTCCTTTAAAAGTTAAATCTTGGGATGCAAGGTAATTTTCGACTAATTTTGCTTTTGATTTTTTACGATGCCGAAAGCCGATGACTCTAGATTTCAACATAAAGAAATGAGCAGCCTTGCGTATTTCCTCTTTCGATATAATATCATTCTCACCGTCACGAAATTCAGGGGTCAGCACCACCCCATAAGCAAGCCTTAATTCTTCATCTTGTTTGCATATTAAAATTTCTTCCGGAACTAACTTTTCAGCTTTGGCTATTTCTTCTTCAATATTGACTGAGGCGAGTGTGTTGGCTGCATCTTCAGCGTTTTGTTTGCCCACGACTTTAACGTCATATCCAAGGGCCGCGAGCGCCAGAAGCCTGTCGGATGAGATTGCGTCCTCTTTTTGTAATAATCTTTCATCATCCAGGCCGTTATTTGTATCAGTGGTTTTTTCATCCACCCCTCCACGACTCACGGAATCATTATCTCCTATTTCACTCTCTTTGAACAGAGAAGATGTGAATACATCGACGGCCTGTGTTATTTCTGGTGAAGATGGAAAGTCTGGTAGCCCGTCTTGTTGAGGTGAACCGATCCAATCCCAAAACTCTCCAGCCCGATAAGATCTCAATCGGGCATCATCGGGCAACACTAGTATGTGATCATGTAGCCCATCAAAAGCAGTCGTTTCAATTAATGACGAATGGTCATGGTCGCCGTCTAATTGAGTGAAAATCTCAGTGCCTTTAATAAGTATTGTTCCATCATTGAGCGTGATATCGAATGGGATCTCTATACGATGCCTATGTGTAGAACCTTGACTAGTCACTTTGTCTGCATTTTCTCTCACCATTCCATGGGTGTGTGATCCGTCCACATCAGTTAAAAGACTGTGGCCTTGAATTAAATAGAGATGAACATGCCTGCCATCCTGACGAGTTGTTTTTAATTCACGGATTAAAGTGTGACCATGAATACCCGCCTCTGGCACACCGTTGATAAACCCTTTGTAGATGGGTTTTTTATGTTTAGATTTAAGGAAATCAAAAAATCCAGCTTTCTTTTTTTTCTTTTTTTTATGTTTACTCATTATTATTCTCCTATTCGATTTCTAACGATAACGCCGCTCGACAATTAACATGTGCCGAAGGGCCTGACACAAATGCGCCAGTTTGAACAATGAAAAATTCATCATCTAATGGAATCGATTGTCCATCTAAATCGTTGCATATATCCGATGTCTTATTGTCTAAGATTGAAATCCATGTTTTTTTAGCTTTATTTTTCTCAAATAAACCACGCTCAGCAGCACTATCCCAAACAAGCAGTTGGGCATCATTGACACTGTTTGTTAATTCCGTTCGTGCAATAGCAAGTGACCTTTGTTTGGTGAGTTGATCCGCGAATCGAGTAGCCCGTGCATCAATCTTTTTATCCGTGAGATTTCTCAAATTGGCCTTAATATTAATTGCCCTAACAGTATTAGCTTTTCCGAGATCTTTTAATTTCTGAAGTTTGTTCGTCAAATCCGCTCTACGGTTGACTTCTCTCAGACGTTTATTGGTTACTCGATCCACCATTAACCCGGTCAGCCCTACAGATCGTTTAATTAATACCGCAGCTCTTTTTGGCGTCAATGCTTGTTGGAATGATCTAGTCATGACCTGTGCTACTGCCTGTCGGGTGCTTTCAGAGATGCCCTGAACTAACAGCGCAGTGTTCTGTTGGATTGCTCTGGCTATTGCAGGATTGGTGACGTCAAATCTTAAATCAGGATCTGGAGCGGGAAGTCTATTGATGGCTGTATCGCCTGCTTGAATCATAGCAGCTCTCAAATTACCAGATACTGGTTGGAGGTCGCCTTCTAGTTTATCCCATGGAATCACTTCCATAGCCTCATTGATACGACCATCGCCAACAAGCTCAGCGATTTTGTCTGAATCCATCCGTTTACGAAATGTTGCCAAACCCTGTGTGATGTTTAGGATGACAGCTTTCTCGAATGCATCAGCCACACCCATGATGACCTTGGCATTGGTGACTGATTTTCTGCCAATCTTAGTATCATCATCTTGTTTCTGCACTCGATATGAGTGGCAATTACAGCGTATGGTCCCAAGAGATCCCGTATATATGGCGACTTTTTCAGGATCTGGCTTTAATTCCTTGGTCGTCACGATAGATCTCCTCGTATTTCATTTCCTGTGCTTGAGCCCACATTTCTTCAACTGTATCATTGACGAGGACATAGGTATCGCCCCCGTCCTTTTTCTCTACCTTTAATACGCAGACAGTATGGCGGCCATCTGCGGCTGTGAATGCCTCACGGAGATCCTCTACATGGATCATGAGCTTACTACCCGCTTTATTCGTTAAATAAAAATGTCTCATGCTGCCTGTTTTCTAGCGGCGTGATTCAAGCCTTTTGCTCGTCGTTTAGCATAATATTTTGCCATACTTTTAGCTCGAGCTTTTTTTGCTACTCGTTGATTGTGAGCCATGTTTTTTGGTTGGTACTGCCGCATATCATTGCCATGATTAATCAATCCAAGAAAATCATTGTCGATCATATTCCATTTGGACATTCTATTTCCTTTTTAACTGTTTGAGCCAATATATTGTCTCCTGTAAACACCTAGCAGCCCTTTTAAGTTCATAGGCATCTGGAGTATCTGCCTTAAGAGCTGTATCCCGACGAGTATTCAATGATGGTTGTTCAGCTTCTAAAAGCTCAAGTAGACTTAGCTTTTTTGGTGGCTGAGGTTTTTTCGTAGCCAGCTCTTTTGTATCGGCTTTTGGTTCAACTTTTTTCTTTTTCCATACCCCTACCATAACGACCTCCTTATTCTTGTTCGTCTAATGGAATGCTGGCTTGTTGTTTCAGATAATTTCCGACTTTATCGGAACTGAGATCCACGCCAGCATTAGTTAATGCATTAATATAATTACCCAACTCTGTTAAATCGACAGTCTCAATATCACCAAAAACGAATCTAGGGATCCGTGTTTGATCCAATCCATTTAATGTCCACAACATTGGAACTGCTTTGCGATTAAGTACATTTGCTATCATAGTTAACCATGCTCTAATGGCCATTGAGAAAATACTAGTCTTTGAGTCGGCAAGACTAAATGATCCAACTTTTTGATGACCCAAAAGAATAAAATCGGCAACCATTGTAGTTGCAATGTCCTGTTTATAACGGTTAATAATATCGCTGGTTTTAAATTGTCTACTGCCACCAGTAGATAAAAGTTTGAAATCATAAAGCATTTTACCATTTTCATCTAAGACCATAGGGAAGACGATGCCCTCTTGTTCGTCTCGTCTGACATTTGTCACAATCTGCTCAATTTTCTGTCTGATTTGTTTCTCTTTCCCAGTAGCTGTCGGAGATAAGATTTCAGGAGGTACGAAAGCAATTGGTAAACCAGCGAGATCACGCTCGACTCCAATACCTTCTATATTCTCAATTTTCTTTTTGAAATACCAAGGACGGAAGGCATTTCGTAATGCACTACGGGCCTCGGGATTGTTTTTATGGGTTGATGTTCTAAAAAGTAATATTTTCTCAGCTGGAATAAACACTTCTCTCATTATAGGAGGAGCCTGTTGAACTAGACCCTCTATATCTCCATGTTCTGATATCTGCCAACGCATGATTGTCTCTTGAGCTCTGATTGGTAATCGTTTCCAGCCAATCAAACCATCATTAAATCGACTTGACGGGATACGCTTCTCGATTGGTTTATTGAACTGAAACCCTTGGAATCCTTGTCTGCGTTTAAAAACCTGTTCAAGTGGTGTAAACCCAAAAGTCAACATGGACATGATTTCTGAGACTATTTCATCCCATGGTTGATCCATGTCATTTCTACAAGAATTCAGAAACTCAGCGGCCTCAATATCTTTAGCGTCTTGTGAAAACGGTTCTACATGCCAGTCAACTTCTCTAACGAGTTTGTCGATCACAAATTGAATAGCTCCGACTGTGGCATCGTTATCCCGCATTTCCATAAACGTGGTGCGCCCACGAGGACCATCAAGGAGTTTGAGTTTTTCCTCAAATATCATGCCGGCCATATGATTTAAGCCAGTGTTCCCGATTTCCCCGATATCCAATTTATTACCGCGTTTAGCCGCTACATCGTTATGTCCTGCCATATTAATCTCCTAATGAGTTCACAATTGGTTCAGCGAGTCTGTCGATCGGTGGTGAAGCGCCAACGCCCTTCCAAGCGGCTGCATCATAATAATGCCTCATGGCTGACATAGGACCATTTGTGACCTCGTATTCCTTTACAAATGGATCACCAGCAAAGGGTCGATCATTGAAATAGAATCTTCTAGAAAGCCTCGCTATAGGGCTCTCACACGTTCTCTGGGCATATGACATCATCATTATATGATTGTTGTCGTCAGAGTTCTTTGGGTCAATGCCATAACTATTGACTTTGATCCATGAATTAACAAGGTTTGCAATATCTCCACACCATACAAGCGGATAAGCCCACCAGTATTTCCAACCTCTACGTTTTATTTTAAATCGCCAAAAGATAGCCCAGAATTGAGGTCCACATAAATCTGGTATTTTTTTATCGATCCACTTTTCCTCTGATTTTGGATTATGTTTTGGATGCTTTGGAGGGTAAACCCCATTGTGACGCGTATTGGTCATAAAAGATCCACGTTTAAATAAATGCCAATAGAACTCTTCCAACTCCTCTTCTAATCCAAGGGCAGCCATAGATAAGACTAGGGCAATGGCTTGATCTCGAGACATTCGGTTCCAGTCTCCATACCAGAACAATACGTCCGGATGTCGACGCCAAAGACCTTTATTAATTGGATGTCGAAGCGTTGCTTTGATATAACTGAAACGAATTTCGAGTTCGGTCTGGTTAACACCCGTAAGAGCGGAGAAAAATATAAATGCACCCTCTCGGTGAATGGTATCACCGCCACCAAATATATCGGTCGTCACATTCCAACGTCTAAACGCGAGCAGGCCCCAGGCGTCTCTGTGATCTTTCATCGTCCGATTTTTTATGATTGCGTTTGATATCATTCAATCTCCTGTAAAGAGTTGCCCGACCAATTCCTAATCCATGGGCAGTTGCGGTGATATTTTTTCCGTAATATTTGAAAGCCTTCGTGATCCAAAAATATTCCATTTCTTTGAGAGTCACACCTTTGATATAAGGCAAATACTTGATTCTTATTTCTAAGGGTCGAGCCATAAATTGAGTGTATTATATCGGGACAGTTGCATCAACCTAGGTCAAATTCCAATCGCTTAGTTTAGTCTTGGAAGTGATGTCAAAATCTAGAGAGGTCATGACTCTGCCCAACTTCTCAAGTCCATGGACTAACGAATCAACACGATCACGATATCGTGCTTTGGGACCAAACGATATGATCTCTTCAATCGCTTCTTCTACAACCACCTCATCTTCTTTGTCGGGCATAGTGGCCCATCCTTCATAATCATCTTGTGGAAAATATACGTTGCCGCCTTCAAATAAATATGTGACTGCATCAGCTCGATCCTCTTTGGATCCCTTTGGAGTAACCAAAATTAATCCAGGAATCTTTTTTTTCAATAAACCCACAGCAGCTTTACCATTTGCGGCATTCTCCACCAAAATCTCTCGACAATTTGGATGGAGTTTGCGGAATAGAGGCAATTGTTTTATTTGGCCATTGATATCCATTTTAATGCGCAACTCGTCAATCACATATATATTAGGTGTATCTAATCCCAATGTGTAGCCGACATTATATGCAGAGGTCTCTGATTCTCCAAATGTCAGATCCCATGTTTGAATAACGCGGCTGAATGCAGGTAAAGTGGTCCATCGTTTTTTAAACCATTTTCGTTTAAATATTGTTCCTTCTTTTGGAGTGGGTCGTTGTTGGAGTTGGCCGCTTTGTTGATAGACCGTCATGGATGTTTTGAGATCGTTGACAGACTTCTCATCAAATCGCTCTTTCCAAAGCAATTCACCCTCTTCTGTTCGTGGATCATCTTTCTTGGGATCGAATAGGCTTGTGCCCTTCATATCAACAGAGATTTTTTTCTCATATTCAAAAGGTAAAGCAAGATGTTCCCAATTATCTTCCGCCTGTTCCAAAATGTGACCAGATAAGTCCAAAGCATGGACTCTTTGCATTACGATAACCTTGCAACCTCTTGTGGGCTCCATGAATCGCGTGCTCATTTCGTCATCCCACCATTCTAGAATGCTTTCGCGTTGGACGGTGCTCTCGATGCCCTTAACTTTTGAGGGGTCATCACATACGATTACGTCACCTCCGTCTCCTGTACCCGTCCCCCCTGGAGTGGTTGCAATACGCACACCGCTTTTGAGATTCTCATATCTCATCTTCTCGTTTTGATCTGGGCGAAGAATCGATACAGGCCAATCGGCTCGATCTTTTCCATCAAAAAAGTAATCACCCCAATTATCTAAATACCATTGGCTGTCCAATATTCTTCGGCATTTGACTGAATCTCTCGTGGCTAACTTTGGCGAATATGATCCATAAAGCCAACATTCATTCCCCATCTGACTAGGCCCCCAGACCCACGCAGGCCAACAGACTGACACCATAGTGCTCTTTGAATGCCGGGGTGGGATGTTTATGAGTAGATTGCGGATTTCTCGTCTAGTGACGGCCTCAAGATGTTCTGCAATTATATCAATATGCCAATTGTGAGAATAGTTTCTTTCCGCTTCTATAATGTGCCATGATTGTCGGATAAATGACGCGAGCGATTCCTCTGCCTGCCTTTTGCCCTTTTCTCTTTTTAGTCGGAGCTTGCGTGCTTTATCTTCACGCGGATTTAACATATATCGTCCCGGTTAATTATGTGTCTTTTTTGGGAGTGAGACCCTCAACTTCTCTAAAAGCCAATCCTTTAGCCTTTCGTGATTGAAACTCGTTGCCTCAACACTGATCATTGTCGGAAGATGTGTGATCTTCATTCTAATGTCAGGCCATGCATCTGCAAAAGTTTCAATCGTGATATCTTCTGGATTAAGGGCTTCCATATCCTCCCTCCCCATATATATCC